CCTGGAACAAGCCCGAAATACTGACAAAGAAACGATTGATAAAATTCTCCTGCATGTGAAGTCCATTGATGAGAACTTGAACCGATACAAGGGATTTCTTGGAGCAGTTTGGTTCGTGATCTCATGTGTTGGTATCTTCTTCAGTGCATTTAAATTCTTTCATAAAGGATAAATCATGGGTTTACTAGACTTAGTTACTGGTCCGGTACTGGATATTATCAACAAGATTATCCCCACTCCGATGACTGCTGAGCAGAAATCACAAGCTCAACTGGCATTACAACAACTTCAACAGAACGAAGAGTTCAAGCAAATGGATGATGCTCTTGCTGCTTCAGCGCAGCAAACAAACATCAACCAAGCTGAAGCTAGTAATCCAAATATGTTTGTTGCTGGTTGGCGACCATTCGTTGGTTGGGTCTGTGGTGGTGGTTTAGCGTATCAATACCTAGCTGATCCGTTGCTTAGTTGGGGTGCAGCAATTGCTCATTTACCCGTTCCTCCATCACTGGATATGTCTACGCTCATTACGATGCTTGGTGGACTTCTGGGTCTTGGTGGAATGCGTACATACGAAAAAATCAATAACGCACAAGGAAACCATTAATGGCTGCGGGTACAAATATGACATTTACTGACTACGGTTCACCTGTACCAGCGGTATGGTTGAACGGTGTCAATAGTTTTGTTAATAGTGTAGTTTCTTCGATCAGTGCTCTAGCAGCACTTGATCAAAATTACCCATTCTCAACAATTGCATTTGTATCGGGATACTACACTGCCAACGACGGTGGTGGTGGTATTTACATCTACAATGCTACTATGTCTCAAACACTGGCTAATGGTGGGACGATAATCGCCTCAACTAATGGAACTGGTTGTTGGGTACTTCAATTTACCAACGGTGTTTCAGTTAAGCAGTTTGGCTGTAAACTCGATGGTGTAACCAATGACTACCAGTCTTTGAATGCAGCTATTCTGGCATCGATTGCGGGTAACTTTAAGCTGACTGCTCCTGCTGGTACTTGTTTTGTTGGTACTAGCACAGTCGCTTTTCCCAATACGATGCCCCAAGGCTACACCATTGATTTCCATCCAGACTTCATTATTCAGTACTCTGGTACGGGAAGTGCGGTTACAGTAGATTCGTGTTACAATGCCAAGCTAACTTTTGGTCAGATTGTTTGTACTGGTGGTACATCCTGTGCTACTGCTGCCCTGCACATTGCTCCTACTAATGTTGGAGCTAACGGACAGAATGCATGTGTTGTTTCGACAATCAACTTTCAAATGGTTTCTGGTGCTCAAAATGCACTGTATCTCGATAACCATAATGGTTCGATTGCCCAATGTGATATCAATGGTGTCTCGATTATAAACGGTTATCTACAACCAGCAGGATCGATGACTGGGAATATTGTTGCCATTCTAGTAGATGGGGTTTCTCCGAATATCTTCCAGGGTAATATAGTTAATGTGAACTATCCTCAGCCCGCTCCAGCAGCTTTTGCCGCTGGTAATTCTAATTGGGTGGGAATACAGGATGGGAGTACCACATTTGGTCCCTCGTTAAACAATGTGAACCAATATATTTATGGTGCCATTGATGGGGCTGGATGCACTACTTCTTATGGTCTGAATCTGTTTGCTGGATACAATTCGTTCACTGGACCTATTGTTGATGTACAAACCGGAGTTCAGGTTGAGATTAACTCAGTCCAGAACCTCATCATCACTGCTGATATTAATATTCTGGCTGGTGGTACATTCGTTCGCGATCTAACTAACCACACATATGGTGCCTACACTATTGTTGGTGTGCCAACTGTTGGTAGAGCATATGGAACATCTACCGTTCTGTCAGTGGCGGCGGGAGGTTCAGCAAATTACACAGTTACATTTCCGTACCCTATTGTTGGAGGCATGGTAAACAAAGTTGGAGCGACTGTTTTTAATCCTTCTGTTTTGGGATTGGTTGTTTCGATTTCAACTCTGTCAACAACGGGTATGATTGTTACTGTTTTTAATCCTACGGTCAGTGCAGCCACTTGCCAAGTGAGTTGGTTTGCGGGAGATTAATTATGGCTATTTCTGGGGCAGCTAACTGGAATTACACAAGAGATCAGATCGTCAATGCCGCCTATCGTAAGATAGGTATTGGTGTTGATGGTTCTACAGTAACAGCTACACAATTGACCAATGCCCAAGAGGCATTGAACAATCTCGTCTTCTCGTTGTATGCCCAGGGTATGCCCGTCTGGGCCATGACCACGACCTACTTCAACCCTATCCAAGGGCAGGTTGCCTATCCGGTTGGGTCTGGAATTGGTACTGGTAACTTGAATATCATTGCACCGTTGAAGGTGGTACAGGCTTGGTCGAGAGATACCAACGAGTACGATACCGATATCCCAATGAACATCTACACTCAGTACAACTACAATTTGCTGAGTACGAAGATCAACGAAGGATATCCGATTCACTTCTGGTATCAACCTGGAAATCAATCTGGTACAATCACGATCTGGCCAGCACCGGACAGCTACTCTGCTCAGTATCGTCAGATTTGGTTTGTGTACCAACGCCCGTTTGATCAGTTTAATGCTGGTACAGATACTCCTGACTTCCCTCAAGTCTGGATTGAGCCACTGATCTATTCGTTGGCTCATCGCATGGGACCGGAGTTCGGTCTACCCCTGAGTGAAATTGATAAGCTCAACGAAACAGCAAACGAACTTATTACCAATGCCTTGTCGTTCGGTACTGAAGAAGGTAGTCTCTTCATTCAGCCTGATTGGGTTGTTATGGGCATGGGGGGAGGGAATCCCTATGGTGGGTAAATCTAGCAAAGTTGCAATGTGGTATGCCAAGTTTCGTGGCTCGGCTGCTTTCCTCTGGGGCCTTACTGGATTCATTGTTGCTTGGCTTACGATCCATTGTATCATTAGTTGGTGGGACAAAGACCTTTCTCTTATCAATCTTCTTCTTAGCTCAGAAGCATCGGTCTCCCTGGCTTTCTTTGCCATGATGCAGGAACAGACTGAAATGTACCATACTGAGTTGATGGAGACCATTAAGAAGATGGTCAAAGATATCAGCGAAGATGTGGATGATATCAAAGAGGAAGTAGAAGAAACTAGCGATGCTAATCGCGTTGAGGGCAACGCTCATGGCAACTAATCCGTATTTTACACAATATCACACACAACGATTCTCTTTCATTGGTTCCCCCCAACAACGGGATGGTACGTATCAGAAGGACCAACGGTTCCTCAATATGTACCCAGAACTGATCAAGAGTCCTATTAGCGATGGTAAGAAGTACTACCTCAAGAAACGACCCGGAGTCGCAGCAGGTACAACCTATTCTGGTACTCCCCAAGGGATTTTCTATTGGGCCAAACCAAATATTTATCTGGTCGCTGCTGGTGGGACATTGTACTTCAATGGTACAGCAATCCTCACCCTAGCAACCTCGACCGGTGTAGTTGGATTCACTGAGTATGACATTTCAACCGAAGATGTTCTCTTTGTCTGTGATGGAACTCAAGCATACACCATCAATGGGTCAGGCACTGTAACAGCAACGATTACATCTGCAAACGGTCTACCAAGCCCACATATTCCGGCTCCAGTATTTCTTGACGGTTACATCTTTCTGGCAAGTGCCAATAGCCAATCCATCAACAACAGTAACTTGAATGACCCCACTACATGGCCTGCGGACGGTTTCATCTATAAGGAAATGTTCCCAGATAATGTAGTATGGATGACGAAAGCACAGAACTATCTGGTTGGTATTGGTTCAGCATCGATTGAGTTCTTCTATGACAATGCTAACTCCACTGGTTCACCGCTGTTGCCAAACGCTCCAGCAGTTGCTCAGTTTGGGTGCCCAGCCCCACAGTCGGTGGTTCAAACGGAAGTGGAAACAATCCTGATTGGATCAACAGATGCTGGTGGTCATACGGTGTGGACCATTAGTGGTTTCCAACCAACTGAGATTGCAAGTGAGCCGGTACGAGAAGCACTTGACTTGGAAGGTACGAGTCTGACTCAAGCTACTGGTTTCTGTGTTCAGTGTTCTGGTCACAAGTGGTATGTGATGAACCTAGTTGGGAATAGCCGTACCTTCGTATATGACTTCGATGAGCAGATGTGGCACGAGTGGTCATCTGGTACGACTCAGCAGTACTTCCAGTGGGCATTTGCAGCAGATAGTGGTAATGGTTCCCCAATGCTCCTGTCAGCTACCTCTGGTCAAACTGGTGTTCTCTCACCAACTAACTACACTGATCTAGGTAACGCAATTAACTGTGAGGTTATCACCAGTAAGCTGGATTTTGATACCATCATGAGAAAGCGTATCTTCCGTCTTTCATTGATTGGGGATGCACCAAATGCTAATAACAATGTACCTCTCACATTGAACTGGTCAGATGATGACTACAATACTTGGGTTGGTGGCTTAACAATTGAGATGAGTGGGGATTATCCCACGGTAACACAGTTAGGTTACACACGTAGACGAGCATTCCAATTCATCTACCAGCAACCTTATCCGCTTCGACTTGAGGCATTTGAAGTAGACATTATCCAGGAGGTACGTCGATGACTGCTGGTTTACCGCCGCCACCGATTAACAGCCCGGATGGTAGCTTCTACTGGATTCAGTGGTACACACAGCTTACTAACATTCTGAGTGGAACTGGCTACCCTTGGGCATCGATTAACTTTGCTGGATCAGATATCGCTAGCATCGTAACTCGTAACCATAACGAGTTGTCCAATATCCAAGGGGGTACAGCCACTGGAACCTCTCCAGGTGCAGGCGATGCATATCACATGACAGGTCGAGGGTATGTCTCTGCTGCTGGCGCTGGAACTGGTCTACCAACAGGATGGTCAGTAGCATTGACTTCCACTGGTGTCTACACCATCACTCATAATCTTGGTCTGGCTGCTCCGAATATTGGTGCTGTAGCTACGTCAAACACTGCTGGAGTTACCGTATCCTATATTGACCTATCCAGTACTACGCAAGCAGTTGTGCATCTAAGTGGTAACGGTGCTTTTACTTTCATAATTACCTCATGATTAAAACACAACTAACTAGAGAAGATGCCCTTCAAATCTTGGAACTTGGTCGGGCTTTACACAATGAGTCCCGATTCAAGGACGAACCATTTGATACCGAGAAATGTTGGGCAGTTCTCGATAGCACACTCCGATATCCAGATAAACGATTCATTGCCTACGATGATCAGTTTCATGGATTCATCATTATGTCAATGAATGAAGAATTCTTCAATCATGTAAAGTGGGCAGCAGATTTGTGTTTGTATGTTGCTCCAGAGTTTCGTGGTAGTTCACTAGTCATACGACTGCTTGACAGTGCTGAGAAGTGGGCTAAAGAAAATGGAGCGCGAGATATTACAATATTCCACAATACAGGAATTGATACCGAGAAAGCTCCCAAACTATTTAATAAACTTGGATTCCATATGAAGGGATATATCTTTGCCAAGGAGCTAGTATAATGTGTGGTGTTCTTGATGACGTTCTTCCGGTACTAGGTGGCATTGGGGGCTTCTTGCTTGGAGGCCCTGTTGGCGCAGCCATCGGGGGTGGTCTCGGTGGTGCAGTTAATGGTGGTATTCAAAGTGGCTGGAATCTCGGAGATACCCTGCTTGGTGGTGTAACTGGTGGAGTGGGTGGAGCTTTTGGGGCTGGTGGTATCGTCAACGGACTCAGTAGCCTTGGTAGTACTCTGAGCGCTGATACTCTCGGTGATCTAGGCTCAGCCGGTGGCTTTGCTGCTGGACTTGGCTCGGCTACGCCATCCACCCTTGGGGGCCTTGAATCGGCCACAGGTGGCGCTGGTTTGTTTGGTGTTGGGTCAGGTACTGGTACCGCTATTGGAGACGCTTCACAGGCTCTTGGTGGCTCTGGATTGGGTATGGCTGGTGGCGATGCTCTGTCTGGTGTTACGGGTAATTCTGCCTACCTTGGTGGCCTTGGTGGTGGAACCCAGGGAACTGGTCTAGGAACTCCAGGATCGGCACAGCTTGGCAATACCGGTATGGGCCAGTCAACTGCTGACCTCTCTGGTGCTCAATCAGCGGCAACCAACCCAATGATGGGTCCTACCAGTCCTATGCAAACCGCAGGGATTTCTGGTAGCCCTACAGTTGGTAACAATATTGGTACTCTTAGTCAGACGAATACTCCTGGGATCACTGGTGGTGGTGCCATTCCGACTGATTCTGGCTCAACCTCCCTAGAGGGATCACAAGGTATGGCTCCTGGTGGGGCTCCTCAGATGGCCCCTGGTGCTGATCCCTCTCAAGCAATGGCGGCAGGGGCTATGAGCCCTGGTGCAACAGGAAGCACAGGTAGTAATCTTTCAGCAATGTTTGGGCCAGACTCAACGGCTACATCTAGCCCAATGGGTCAAGCAATTTCAAACGCAGGAACTAGTTCCGTCGGAGGAGGCGGAGCGTTAGGAGAAAACATGGGTGATGATGGTAGCAGTTTCTTGAGCCAACTATTTGGCGGTGGTGGTGGCTCAGGTGGACAGGCCACTGATATCCCAGGTCAATCGATTGGATCAAATTATGGTACAGCAGCTAACTCGGCTGCACAGGGTGGTAACTTCGGCAATACTCTCAGCAGCTTCTTTAGTGGTTTGGGGAATAACTCAGCAAGCACGTTGTCTCCGATGGCTGGTCTGCTTCAATCTGGTCTGAATGCATACCAACAATATGCTCGGCAGAATGCGGCTAGTAACTATGCAAACCAGATTCAGCAGATCTATAGCCCGACTGGTCCCTATGCACAACAGATGCAATCGAACATTGCACGTCAGTATGCAGCGCAAGGTCGGAATGCCGAAGTTGGTCCGCAGCAAGTTCAATTGGCAGCATTGCTGGCTAACGGACAGGCTCAAGCATTGGGCGGTGCTCAGTATGCTAACGCTGCACAGAATACTTCTGGTGCGAATATGCTTAACGGCTTGTTCACGACTCCTGGTGCTATGACAGGCCTTGGTCAAGTAGCGGGCAGCGCGTGGAACGGTCTGAGCAATCTCTTTAGTGGGTTCTAATTATGCCAGCATATGTAAATGATGCACAAACACTAGCAGATGTTGTAGGGCCTGCCGCTGCTGCTAATCAGATGCAGACGCAGAATGCGGCGGCCAACGTACAACAGGATATTGCTAACCAAGTAGCGCAAGGTACGGAAGCAGCAGATATCCAGAAGCCTTATCTGCAAAACCTGTTCACACAAGCCAATACAAACAATACCAATGCGATAGCTCTACAGAACTCTGTCAAGGGTCTTACCGATCAGGCAGAAATGCCATCGGCTATTGGTGCTGGTGTTGCAGCTAATCAAGCTAAGATGACTGCGGATCAAGTTAGTAAGATCAGTTCTCTTGGACAGCTGGTAGGTCAGGTTGCTGGTGTCATGGACAACGTACCCCCGCCTGCTCGTCAGGCAGCGATGACTGAGATTCTCCAACGGAATAATATTGATCCGAGTACAGTCGGTCCTCTGATCTCTGGTGATCCTGATACTCTTCGTAGTGTTTCACAGAAGATGATTCAAGCATCAGCATCTTACCAAACTCAGATGATGTCAGAGGAAATGCGTAACCAAGGATCAGCACAAGTTGCAACCATTGGTGCACAAAGCCGTGAGCGTGAAGCAAAGACGATTGCTCAAGGTCGTACTGATGTAGCGTCCATAAATGCTGCGCAGCGTGCTCAACAATGGAACAACCAGAAAGGCGCTCTTGCAGCTAAGGTGGCTCAAGGTACTGCAACTCCTGCTGAGCAACAGACACTCCAGTGGATGACGCAGAGTGAGCAGATGGCTCGTCAGGGCAACCCGATGGCACAATCGGCAATGGGTATCAATGTTGAACCTAACGTTCCGAATGTTCCGAACACAAGCCCACAGCAACCCGCAGCACCACAGGCTCCTCAACAAGTTCCTCCAACTCCAGCACTTCAAACCGGAGTTGAACAGAAGTGGGGTAGGGGCAGCTACGATCCTAACAAGTACACCTATGTCCTAGCAGTTAATCCTGCTACGGGAAAACCGGACCTTGGCCGTATTCCAAAATGAGTCAGCGATCTGACGATCTTTTAAGGTAAACAATGGCAGCTATTGACTTCGGAAATAACAGCGGCGCTCCCGATCAAGGGGGCGCTGTTTCATCTAGTGCCCTGCTTGCGCAGGATGCACTCCTTCAAGCTAAACATCCTAGCTGGCCTACTGGTGGTACGGCTGCTCAACTCGGTCAGGAGACGAGTGGATACGACAATAGTGCTGTCTCTCCCAAGGGCGCACAAGGTATTGCCCAGGTAATGCCCGATACCCTCAAATCGATTGAGGCACAGACTGGTCGTAAGTTGGACCCAAACAATGTCAATGACCAACTGTTCATTCATCGGTACATAATGGATCAGAATTTAGCCCGGTACAATGGTGACCCGTCGGCATCTGTCGCTGCGTACAACAGCGGTACTGATCCTAGCAAATGGAACAATCCGGAGACAAACAACTATACCCGGACTTTCGATGCGAAGACCGGAATTGATGTTGATAGTCCCTACATGATGAACGCCGCTGTTCAACCGACTACCCCCCAACAGGCCCAACCGGCACAAAATAGTCAACAACCGGCTATAGACTTTGGCCCGACAAATAGTGCTCCCCCCTCCAACGTAGATTTTGGAGATAAACCAGTCGATAATTCCCTGTGGGAAAATCTGAAGGGCTTGGGTATGCAAGCAGCCAACATCGTTGGTGGTGGTCTGGAGTCCATTCCAATTGCTGCCCATGCAGCCTATGAAGGACTTAGGCAAGGTAGCCTTGGTGCAGTGGCTCAGACAGGTGCCCAAGATTTCAGTAAGTACAGCCCTGAATCTGGCCTCAATGCATTGGGTGTAAATACAGACGCCTTGCACAACACGGCTGGTTATCAGCTACCTGCTCAGGCAATGAACTTCGCATTTGATACTGTCCCTGGTGTACTCGGGGAGGGATTGGCACGTACTGGTGAACTGGAGGCTGGTATGTCTCCAAGTCAGTTCACTCCAGAAGCAGCACAGCAAGGTAAGAACATTGTCCAGGCTGGTATGATCCTCAGTCCTCTAGCTGAGATTCCGCATGCGTTTGGTGCTCTGACTCATGGTGGTCCTAGCGAAGCTGAACTGGCAGCACAGAAGTTCGCTAACCATGACAATGAGCCTACTGGTATGCCTCCGGCTACTACTCCTGGTCAGATGCCGTGGGAAATGGGTCCTCAGCCGGAAGGTGGTGGTCCCCTGCAAGGCCAGCCTAACGCTGGTCCGGAGCGTCCCCCGATTGCAATGAACAGCCAGGGTATTGGTATTGATCCCTTGCAACCGGTGACGGCAGAAATGAACGGGGCTGAACAAGCACGTAACCGTATGGGTCCGAATGAGGGTCCGCAGTTGCCAGAAGGTGTCGACCCAATGGCAGCTAAGGTTGCGGACTTCAACACGGCTGTACAGAGTGGACACATGTTCTCTCAAGGTGATTTGTTCAACGATCTGGATCAACGTCAGGTCGATCAATATGGTACGAGACAATACGATGATGAGGAATTAAAGACCCCGCCTCGTCCTTTGAACCGTGATGAATTCGATCAGACACTAGAGAATCTAGCTAGCCAAGTAGACGATCAAGGTCGCCCTAAGACTGGCTTCGAGCTACCTGAACCTGATGACCGGGATGCAGCATATGACAAGTACCTAGAAACGGTAACTGACAAACAAGGAGGTCTATTAGACCGTCCTACCATTGCTGACAACTTCGCTAAGGCTATCGATGAATCTATTGTAGCTGAACGTGTAGCTAACCATCCGGCAGTCAAGGCTGCACAGAATGAAGTGAATCGTCTGCAAGATCAGATTGCAGCTACCCAGGGCTTTGACAAGCAGGCTCCGCTGCAACAAGCACTTCAAACAGCTAAGGATACCCTGGCTAAAGCTACGGCTAACGTTACCAAGTTCTTCAAGGATAGCTTCCCGAAGACCCAATCAGAAGATGGTATCACGTACCTCCATGCCGGGCTGCGCCCGCCTGACTGGCTCCTGAACGGTATCGGCAATATGCTGAAAGCGTTCCACGGACTTGTATTCCGTCAAGCAGCTAAGCTGATCCGTAAGCCTACCAATCTGGATTCTTTTGCTAAGATTGTACGCTCTGGTATTGCTGATCGTATCAACCGTGAAGTTAATCGTAACTGGGAAACAGAAAAGAACGGGAATGCGGTTGACCACATTCAGAGTGGTCCTCTGGGAAAGTTCGACGCTATTAAAGAGTGGATTCCTGATGACCGTCCGTATGAAGAGTTGAAGCAGGACTTCATGGGTGCACCTGATATGGATAGCAACATGCTAACCAAGAACATGGGTGCTCAGGGTGGTCTGTGGGCGTCAGCGATCAGCAAGAACCCGATGGTTAAGTATGCGTACACCAAGATCAACGGTGCTCAGAAGGCTATTGACCTGCAAACCAAGATGCTTCTTACCGATAAGAAGACTGGTCTGCAAGCCAAGATGCGTGCACTGACTGCTGCTGAGAAGGGTGAGATTTATGCACACATGGACTTGAACGAAGGGAAGCGGGCTTTCACGGATGCTGAACTCCAGCGTGCTGGATTCAATGATCGACAGATTGATTACTACCGTACTCATCAAGAAGTAATGGGTAAGATACTTGATCAAGTCAATGATGCACGGTCGAAGATTGGTCTCGATCCGATTGATCCTCGTATCGCCTATATGTCTAGCCGGTTCGTTGGTGACTTCCGTTCACTGGTATACCAGAAAGGTACGGGACACATTGTGGGTTTCATCGGTCATAACTACCGGCCCGCACTACGTGCGATCATTCGCCATATTGACGAACAGAACCCTGGTAAGTATGACTTCGAGAAGCCTACACTGAACAAGCCTGACATGCAGCACCCGATGAATATGTTCCAAGGGTACATGAATGCTCTGGACATGCTCAGCAAGACGGACTCTGATGTTAAAGCTATTGTGGATTCGTACAGGAGCTATCTGACCAGCGATGCGGCCAAGATGCTTGGTGCATTGAAGCACGCGAAGGAGAAGGAAGGAATCTTTGGTGCGGAAGGGAAAAAGGCTTGGGAGAACCAGAAGCAGAACGCTGACCAGGGGATGAAGTCCCAACTTAGCTACGCTGAGAATATGATCAAGTGGTCAAACATGCAAGATGCGGCTACTCAACTCAAGCAGATGTTGAGTGATCCTGATCTGCAAGACAAGCCCAATGCTAAGTCGTACGTCACTGACTACCTGAACAACGCTCTTGGTCATACTCGCTCAGCAATGCGCGATGCTATGAATGGGTTATTGAATGGGGTAGCTAATATAGCGGGGGTAGGTCCCAGCGTATTCCGTGGAATGAACAACTTCCAGAAGAGTGCTCTGCTTCAAATGTGGCTTGGCTTCTTCCGTATCCCCCATGCTATGCTAACGCTTACTCAGTTCTTCCAGAGTAACCCAGCGTTTGCACGGATGGTTAATGCACGTGGTATTGATGACGTTCACTTCTGGTCCAGTACCCTCAAGGGAACCAGTACAGCTTTCAAGATGATGCAGGAAGCGTTGGGTAGGCAAACCAACATGTCTGACCGTGAGCGGGCCATCAGTGACTACAACAAGAAGAACCAAGTGTTTGCAGTTAACTTGAAGGACCATCTGTCTGACATTAACAACGAAGGTCCGATCAGTAGATTCATGCCGGGAGGCAGGTTGTGGAATGCAATCACTGAGGCTAACATCACATACCCTGAACTAGCATTGCGTTCAGTAACGTTCAGCACTTGGGCGCATGCCCTGGCTGACTCTGGTATGCCACTGAAGGAAGCACTTGGTACTGCGGAGAACTTCACACGTGGTGCCCTGGTGGACTACCGTCCTATCGAGCGTCCGTTGATCTTTGGTAAGATGGGATTCATGGGAGATATTGCATCTACCCTGACTCGCTTCAAAGCTAACCAGCTTAGCCAGCATGTGTACTTCGGTAAGAACGCAATCAAGCAAGGAGACATTACGCCTCTGGCTACACTGCTTGGTACGTCGATTGCCTTTGCTGGTGCCAGCGGATTGCTTGGATTTGCTGAGGCTAATGAACTCTATCGTGAGTACTCGAAGTGGATTGCTGGTAAGCCGGATACGTTGAAAGCAGTGTTCCTTCGTAACCTACCGGATTGGGCGAACTATGGACTGTTCAGCCAGCTTGGTATCAACATGCAAGGTAGCTACTCGAATGCGGATACCATCCCATCTGATCCATTGGCAGCTATGTTCCCGACGGGTTCTACCCTGACTGATATGGCTAAGTCAGTTGGTGAGTTGGCTCTGCATCACGACAAGGCTACGGCTAAACAGGTTCTATACAACTTCTCACCCACGTCGTTGAAGGGTGTTGAAGAGAACTATATGTTCAGCCAACCTTCTGGTACGAATGGTAACGTTGAGTTCCACCGTCCTGGTACTGATGAGCTTCAATCAATCCGTAATCCTACGCAGCAGATGCAACGGAACTTCGCATTCCATCCGTTCCAAGAAGCACGGAACTACGATGTGGCGAATCAGTCGAGAACCATTGAAGGTGACTACTCTGATCTGCGTGATCTGGATATGAAGCGGTTGACTGACATTATGCAATCACGTCAGCCTACTCAAGCAGAACTCCAATCGTTCAATCAGAGTTACTTTGGTCAACACCGGGGTACACCACAGACAATGGAAAATGATATCATGAAGTTCCGTGAAGCTCAGAAGCTGACTCAAGTACAACGAGCTTATGGCGTGTTGAATGCTAATCCGGGATTACAGGACCTGTATCGTCGTCAAGACCTACAGAATATGAAACTAAAGGATGATAACAAATGAATCAGTCGATGACTTACTCTAACAATGGGTTAGCACTGACCCAGCACTTCGAGGGGTGTGTTCTTGAGTCGTATCAAGATATCACTGGAGTGTGGACGATTGGTTATGGACATACATCAGGCGTAACCCCTGGGATGACCTGTACCCAAGAACAAGCTACGCAGTGGTTGAGTGAAGATGTACAAGGTGCCGTGTATGCAGTCAATACGATGGTTACTGTACCTCTGAATCAGAACCAGTTCGATGCTCTTGTGGACTTCACCTTTAATCTGGGGAGTGGTAATCTCAAGTCCTCTACTCTGTTACGGTTACTGAATGCTGGTAACTACGATGGAGCAGCAGCGCAGTTCCCCTTGTGGAATCATGCTGGTGGTGTGGTAGTTCCTGGACTCACTACTCGTCGGGATGCTGAAATGAAACTGTTCAATACCCCGATGGATGCAACAGTTACTACTCCAGTTACTACGACACCTACTGTCAGTACTGATCCTTTAGAGAGTATTGAGAAGGTGGTCGAAGACCTGGAAGCAGCCATCAAACAGCTACAAGATAAGTTCAGTAGCACATAACAAAAAAGGCCCCATATGGGGCCTTTCTCTTTAGTACCACTCATCATCCTCGTCATCAGTACCATCATCCCATACATCACGGAACCACGTTACTCGGACGAATCCAAGATCAGCATTGATTACGAACCCAACCTCTGGGATATCTGCGTACTCAAGTCCAATACTCAAACCATTAATTTGCTGAAATCTAAACATCAAAGTATCTCACAGCTACCGGCGGAGCAAGCATACTCCTGGCTACCATTAGTTGTATCCTCTGCCAGTTCATAACTGTCGAACTCATTCCAATTGATGCGTGGAAAAGCCACAGCCAACCTATCATATTCATCTTTAGTTATATCCTGGTATGGTGCCTGTTGGTAAACGTGCTCACTATGCGGAAGGAATGACACCCCTCCAATCTCATCCATATGCTTGTACACCCAAGCACCTACATCGAACCATTCGGACTCTCTAACATACACAGTAATGCTAGGATTATGCTCGCACCAATGACGCTTAAAAAGCAGGTAATGCTCAAGCTGTTGAACAGCAGTCCGATCCCCGCGCAACACGGAACCGCTAGGAGCAGCAATGGGGAACGAGAAGACAAGGTTTGAGCCATTCGTAACATCCACTTCACACGGAACTCCCTTCTCTTTCAGGAACGTAGCCAGCGGGTCTTTAACATCGGCTCGAACAGTTCGGATATAAAATGAATTATGTCGAGGGTGAATCCCACTAGCAGAATCCACCAACTGACTGACAGTACCGGAAGGCTTAACAGTAGTGATAGCAGCAGACTGAGCAATACCAAGTTTTTCAGCCCACTCTTTATTCGTGTTAATCGACTCATCTTTCAGAGACCGTAGTATAGTTTCCAGAGAATCGGAGGCATGATTAAGAAGGTGATTGTCCATAATACCAGTAAGACTGACACCCAGAAGTCTTTCCTCTTCAGCATTTATTTTCCACTGTTTACGGATGTATCGGAAGTCCGTAAGAGTCGATTGAAAAGTTCCGAGGATACTTGCGATTCTAACTTTTCGTTTAAGGTCATCAACGCTGTCTGTACTTCGGACAACAACTTCGGTAAGGTTGCAGAAACCAAAGGGTCGCAGGATGATTTCCCCACAAGGGTTTGTCCCAAACTCCCAACCCGCATCTCGGCGTCCTGTAGACTCTGCTTGACGTTTTGCAGAGACCCGATTAAAAATACCACGTTCTCCAGACTTAGATTCATAGAGTGCCGTCCATTCCTTTAGGAAGATTCCCACATCTGGAGTCTCCGTGTAGCTAACCGAATTATTAGCAAGAGCACGTTGACCGCTGGCTTCCCACCAAGCCCCATTCTTTGCATTACGCATGCGCTCGTCTGTAAGATTAGACAGACTAATGAGAGCACTGCGTCGCACACCCCCAACCACGACAATTTGAGCAATCTTGCAAACAAGGTCATGACATTCCAGTGAGTTTAACTTTCTCCCAGCAGCCTGCCGGAAGAGGGCGGTAGTAAATCGGAAAAGGTCGGCCAGAGGATCAGGTCCCGAAGCGCGTCCACCAAACGTTCTGAGTCGTGCACCGGCAGGGCGAATTCGAGATAGATCCCATCGTGGCGCTTGACCTGTATATAGTAGTGCGAGCAGTTGTCTAAAGCCTGATGCCCAGCCTTGCTTACTGTCAGCCACAACAATGGTTGTTTCACTGTCATATATCTTCTCGGGAATCTCCGGTAGCTTATTGATGAACTGACGTTCAACTGAGAACCCAACGCCAGTGCCACACATCAGTACAAACATCAACTCATCGAAACAACGAACGTCTTGAATCGGTAGGTAACTACAGTTGTATCCAGCGACGTTATCTCGTTCCAGAGCCGTACCAGCGGTCATCAAAGCCCGCATGGATGGCATTACTTCTAGGTTATGAATGGCACGATAGATATCGTCATATGGAAATGTATCAGGATAGCGAGTAAGCCAGAAATCACAATAACGAGCAACAGTCTCATCCCACGTCTCCCGTCGTCCCTTGTCATCTAACCAACGTGCGTACCGACTTTTATATACGTAGAACTGGAGATCATTCATCGTTAATTAGTTTTCCCTTTTGTTCAATATAGTCTTCAAGAATCTTCTGAGTCTTTGCGTTACGATGATAATTACGATCCAGGTAGTCTTTGATTAGTTCATCAGCTTCGCTTGCATTCGCTTCACTAGCTGCCTTACGCTTGGTACGGAATTCATTCTTCTTCATCTGGTTCGCTCAGATACTCAATCAATTGGTCATACTTATATTCGATCTGGTCCGAAAGAAACTCAACCAGTTCTTCGCTGGTAACATCCAGCAATTCGAGGATAGTTAGTTCGTCTAGCTGTGCAAGGCGCTCCTTTAGTTCCTCAAGAGTCTTATTAGTGATTAGCATTCAACACCTTCATTCCAAGTTGGACTGCAATGTACCATTCCAAGCTAGCTCCTTTGGACTTCCTCCAGCCCTCTAGCATATAGACGCCATCACAATCTACCAATTGTTTAATATCTGCCCGCATGCAGTCCAACCAGTCTGCAAGGATATCAGGATTGATACGAGCAGGGTTAATTACCTCATGTCCCATCATTACTAGTTCGTCTTCGGCTTTGAAGAATGCCGGGAAGTTCAGATCGTCGTGGCCTGTCATGGGACCAGCGATATAGATTCTCATTCCTTGGGTTCCTTCCAAAGATCATCAAGGTCGGGGCGGCGCTTCATAAAATAAGACAGAAACATCCAGCAACAGCCAACATGATCAATATGGGGTAGGCCAGATTCGCCATCAATATACTCACCTTTCTTGATAGCCCCAATATGGCGCTCCAGAGCAGCAACCAACCGACTGTACGTAATACCTCCCCGCCAGTTGTGGGCAGCGTACTTCTTGGCACCAAAGGCAAGTACGGCAGCCAGCCCTTCCAGTGCCCAAGGATCGAGTAAATCCATCCGAGGTTTGTCGCTATCATACTTTAGTCCAGCGGGCTTTTTTATCAAGTCCATCAATGGGTGCATTTCATATTCCCGCATCAGTTCTTGTGTCTTGTCCATTCTGTATTTACTCGGAAAGGATAATAGATTGATCGGGGGAAGGTGGTTCAAGTCGTGCCAGACGATCATTTAAATCCAGGATAGCGGTTGCAAGGACATGGAATACACTAGAGTTAGCGTGTTGCCAGTCGTTCAGTTGGCCTGACATTAGATTTGACTCAGCCCCCCTTACGAGCAGGGCGAGTTCTGCGTAGTCAATACGATCCATTTATGATGTTCCATTTAAGAAATTCGAGAACTCCGATTACCGTACCCATAGGTACAGACTCATATCTATCTGAGTTAATGACTTCATAGAGTTCATCTTGCAGCTTACTGATAATTGGATTCCCTCTATGAAGGTCAATAACCTCAGCCGTCGGCTCGCTCATCTTCATATTCCTTTATAGCCCGCACAGCATCGAAGATCATCTGCGCTGCATACTCGAACATATATTCATATTCAGGAGCTTCGTAGATGGAGTTAATGGCTAAGGCAAGCTTGTACTCTCGTTCACTTACCATAGCGACGCTCCAGGTAGTCAAGGCTCACGAACATTTCGTCAAATTCTCCATCATCAACCTCGTTAAGCACAACGACACCGCGCCAATGTTTATTTCCTTGGGGTCCCATATAGTCTTCATTATGCTCGTAACACGATCCAGCAATAATGCTTGCAATTCGTCGTCCGTCAGCACGGTATCCATATGCAACCTGTCGTCCTTGTTGGTGCCCTGCTATGCAGGACATATGCTTCTTTGTAAGAGTGAGTTGAGCGGAGCTAATAGGACGCCCGGCAACACCACTGACGAAATAGTGGCTATAAGCAACACCGTCAATAACAACAACGTCAAGATACGGGTGTACCGTCCAACCATAAGCTTCATAGTTAAGATCGCCGATTGATATAGTCCCGTCAAGCTTAGGATCACCATTAACCACCCGATCAATTCGATCTTCATGATTCCCCAGTGTCAATACCATACGTGGTTTATATTGCTTCTTACTGTTCTTACGCTGTCGTTGATTGAATTCCTCAATAGGTTCGAGCAACCGAGCCATAGCCATATGCGATGCTTCCACGTCAGCCTTATAGCGCCGACCCTCAAAAGACTTCTTACCCACATCATAACTTGACAGTGAGGCCATGTCGGCGAAATCTCCGATATTAACCAGTACATCAGGCTGCTGATCGACAATGTATTTGCCGATACGTTCCAGGTAATCATAGTTTCCACCAACTTTAACTTGACAGTCAGGAATGATAAAGTGACGCATTTTGTTTACTGTTCTCCGTCAGGTAACTCGTGTATGTCATGCAGTTCATGGGTTTGTGTACTCAAGAAGGGACTGTCGTGTGTTGCGAAGATGGCATCCAATCCACACTCGATTACAAAAGCCAACTCGGCCCCCTCAAGGATTCCTTGGAAGACTACGCTTCCGTCTGCTCGCTCAACTACCTTTTTGATTTGCACTTATTTAAGCCACTCCGCAGGAATACCCCTCTCAAGAGTTGTCCATTCGTATCCATGTTCTTCGGCCCACATGGCGTAGGTCGTCTTAGATACCTTATTGAGTTTCAGATTAGGGTTTTGGAATATGAAGTAGATTTTAATCTCGGGGTGTTGTTCTTTTATGTGTAGGTGCTTGGCCCTATCACTTGCCCGAAACAAACCTTTCGTTTCAATATACACGTTTTCTTTTACTTTGAAGTCAGGTGTATAGTGATGCTCTACCGTGTAGCTTATGCGGTCTGGTTCATACGTTACCTTCGGCATCAAATCCGAAGCCCGCTTCTCCAGTCCCGACCTGAAGCCGGTAGGTACAGTTCGTCGTCGTCTCATCCGGTGGTTGCCACATCCTCCCTTCTTGTCGTAGGATAAATAGGAGTTGTGCGTTCAAATGCATTTCCTCAAGTCGTTCAGGCCCGTACATGGCCTTGCACACTTCGTACATATCCAATTCGGTTTGGAGATCGTTAATGGCACGGGCGGACTTTACTGGTCCGATCCCACCGATCCCACTAATATTGTCAGTAGTATCACCAGTGAGAAGGCTACGGTAGAGACTACGGAGGCCCTCCAAAGGAGAAACAAGACTGCGTTCATTCTTCCTCCAGTTATAATGATAACCTGGAATCTGTTTTAAGTCTTTGTCGATAGAGCAGATAACAGTCGTTCCAAACTCTTCGCTACACTGTTCAATTCCAAGACGGTCATCTGCCTCGTAGCCATCAGTGAGTGTAGCTCCCCAAGCCGTGATGAGATAAGCTCTCGAATCTTCGAGGTACTGTGGCTTAACTTTATCCTTTCGGTTGGCTTTATACTCTGGGTAGATTTCATATCGGAAGTTGTTACTGCCGGTTAGCACAGCGAGGTATGAGTCGCTGTCAGTAGTCTCGATAATACGCTTCATTAGCTGATCGATATCTTCCTGACAAGCGGCCCATGAGAACTCGGCATTATACGCTGCGCAACTAAAGCCTACAATGTCAGCATCAATTAGAGCCTTCAATCATTCATCCTGGTTTATTTCAACATGCATCGGTGGAAAGGCATCACCATTGACTCCCATCTTTACATCTTCGTATGGTGCTGCCATCCTTCGGTAGAACTCCATCTTGGCACACTCCAGAACTCCAACAGCCGAATTCATGGCGTTGTACCGTTGTGCAAATGCGGCAGACAACAGACGGGTTACGATGTAGTTACACATCCCCGCCTTGTCGTCTGGAGCCACAAATGACAATGATTGAATGAGTTCCGCGAGAGTGTCGTCTACCTTTGCACGTTCTTCACGGGCAATGTATGGCATAGTTACTCAGCCTTCGGTGCCTCGGCAGCAACAGGAGCAGCGGGGGCTTCAGCGGCCTTCGGAGCCGCGTCAGGAGCCGGAGTACCCGTCACAGCAGTCGTGCTATCGACATGGGCTGAGAACAGCGTGTCGAGCTTGCTTTCGATTGCAGCAAGGCGCGATTGGAGAGCCGTGAATGCGTTCTTAACGTCAGTCTTGAAAGTCGAGAAAAAAGAGAACATGTCGTATCCTTTATAGATGATTACTAGGGTTTCAAATGTTTTAGAAAGGGATATCTTCGTCCAGAGATTCGATATCTTTGGAAGCAACTTCTTGACAGGAATTGCGAGTACAGCTATCCAGGACGTAACCTTCAAAATACTTTGCCAGTTCAATTATATCCTCCCGCTTCGGGGCAGTTTTGGCACCCACGGAGAGGGTTGCCACAGCATTCGCTAGACTTGACTGACGGATGATGTACACTTGCTTCTTGGCTCGTTCCTCCGGCGTTTCCCAATTGCCCTTGGCGGGTGCAGTGCTTGCACTTGAATTGCCACGGCCAGCCGAAGAGGTAGCACCCGCGTCTGCCGCAGGCTGTGCAACTGTACCCTTCGTTACCTTTACCCAATCGTTGTACCCCGCAGTGTTCTTAACCACTTCCACATCAAAGATCGTGGTAGGTGTTGCTGTAGCCAGCGTCTTAAAAGAATCGGCCTGTACGCCGAAGTCAAACAGCTTCTTCGACTCTACCTTGCCTTGAAAGGTCAAGTTCTTGTATGCTACTTCCAGGACTTGCATGGGCTTGCCCTTGCTGTTGGTCTGGGTCGTAACTTGGTTGCTCAAAAGTTGAATCTGCAATGTGCTCTCCTAGTGTTGATATATAATATCTTATGCATACTTGAAGCCTCTGTCAACCTTTTTCATGTTCAGCATGTCAGGGCCGACCTTGACCTCTCCGGCCAACGGTACATTCCACCCACACTTGAACACAAGGTTGAGGTTGTCAACAAGATCGTCAAACACGTCGTACATCAGGTCAACCACCTGTGAGACATATTTCTTTGGTGCATCTACGACAATAGAATCGTGGACGGTCGAGATTAAAAAGACCGGTAAACCAAGCGAACGAAGACGCCTCGCGAAGCTTATGCGGGCAATCATCATAACATCGGCACCAGTACCCTGTACCGGATAGTTTGTTAGCACTGTCCACGGAATCTTTACGTTTCCCCAATTGTCCCTCCCCAGAGGTATGCTCCATTGTCTTCCGGTTGGTCCCGTAATTGGTTCACCCCGTACCACGCTTTGACTCCACGCCACATGACATTCATGAATTCCTGCGTACTTAGCAAAGAACTTACGCCCAACTTCGTCCCAGTACTTGGGGTCGGTGGAGACGTGCATAAACGCCGGATCATTTGCAAAGCTGAATCCACTTCCTCGGAATATTGTTCGGAAGAGATATATCTTTGCAATGAGTCTAGATGGTAGTTCAAAAGCCTTTTCGTTGAGCGAGTGCGTATCTTGGCCTTGCTTAACCTCCGTGATCCCAACTTGGTCTTGGCTAAGCTGGAGGATGGTACGCCATTCGAGTTGACTTGCATCACATGCGATAAGCATTTAGTCATTGAACCTACTTATGAAGATGTCTTGAGCGGCTCCGTCGAGATTCTGGAGGTTGGGGTTGCTGCTGCTGAGGCGACCGGTTTGTGCCACGCACTGGTTGAATTGTCCGTGCAACATTCCCTGCTCCCAGTTGCCATTGACATTTGCATTAAGTAACCCTCGATACGTCTTAGTGAGTAGAGAATCGAGTCTAACTTGTCGTTGGATAAGCTCGATGATTCGCTTAGTAGCTCCTCGGGGACGCAGTTTAAGAAGAGTGTCTGCATTTGTCGCAAATACTCCTGGCTTTTTAAGCTCAGAACCTCGAAGGGGTTCGACCAGTCTAGGGAGTTCGTGTCCAATTTCTACCTTTTTATATTTTGGTTGTCCTGCTCGTTCACCTGTTTTGAAGAACCCAATATGCTCCTGACCTTCTGTCGTAATAGTCCCGCCATACAGAAAGGCAGACAACTGATCCCCAGACCCAAAATTAATAGGGATGCCAGGGTATATTCCAGATAGTTCATCCGTGATCTGTTTAATCTCCTGTTCAATCTCTTGAGCGCGTTTATCACAAACCTCATGATCAAACCGAATCCCATTCCATTCCATTTCCTCAAGTATCAGTAGGTCCATGCACTGTAGGCGACACAATCGTTTCTGCTGCGGTGACATACACTCCTGTTGGCGTTGATACAAGCTCAACGTTAAGCGAGCGTCTTGTTCCGCATACTCTGCAAGTTCGTTCCAGGGTATGTCCTCCGTTTGGATTCCATTCTTCCAATACTTCTCCGCAATCACATCGATCTTGGTTCCTAAACCATAACGTGCGCAAGATTCGTCCAGGCTTGGATATCTCCATGTTTGGTTACTCAGGATGAACTCTGCGACTTGGCAGCACCAGATTGGTTTGTCTCCCCAATCGACTCCGAGTTTTCTAAGAACGTGGAGGTCGTATTTGAAATTGAAGCCAACGAGAATATCAGCCTGTCCAACTCGATTCGCAAGTTCAGCAATTGAGTTCTCGTCTGTCTTAGCTGCTCCCGTGTCTTTACTAGATGCCCAAGAATAGCAAATGTTTTTGAATCGTCTGTCAAAGGGATTCCCCTTATTCCATGTGTTGTTTTCAGTATCAATCGCTAGAGCATTAGACATAGTGCATGGTTACTGCAACAGAAAAGGTGATACCCTTAATCTCTCTCTCCTGCATATCAAGGTTGTACCCCTCAGCGTTACCCACAGCCGTCTCAAGGTCATCGAACACAGCGACAGGCAGAGCCGTGCCAGTTACATCATCGGTGCGCATCACCACATAAACCTGCGTAGCCTTGTAGCTCATTGTACCTCCCACTCATGAAGTTCGTAATAGAGTCCGTCCGGTGCTTCGGCTTCCTTCGGTGCCATATATTCCTCAGCCTTGTCCTGAGTATCAAACACTGCGATGATCTCTTCCCCTTCGTAGGCATACCATTTGGTAACGATAAAGACCTTCATAGTTCTTTCTCCTCTGTCCAGCCACAAGTTTTACAGGTACGGCGTTGATAAATATATCCGGCACTTGGTTGCCATTGGTTGTCATTCTTAGCACCGCAATGCTCACACCTCCAAGTAAACTCTACAGGGTTAGTCTTAAATCGTTTCAGGAAATTAAAGATCACGGTATCTCCCAACCATAGGTTCAATCAAAGTTTCCCACCGATCATGACGCTTCTGTGGGTCTGTATCTTCATCACCAGGAAGCTTGTTCTTACTCAGATGCATAAAGCGTAGATTGTCATAGCCAACATCGTTCACCTTTCCGATACCAAGAATCCAGTCCGCCTCAGCTTGTTTGCTTGTTTTGGCGTTAGCAACATTGGCCATAGATAGCCAACGCTGGCCTTCACCCGACCCATCTGCTTGGCATACCCCAATGATAGGACAATGTTCTTTCGCAAGTTCACGAGCCCAGATGTAAATGGAACCCAATCGAAGGTCTTCCCGGTCGTTATCAAACCCTTTGATCTTATCGATTTGATCGAACACAACGAGAGACGGTTCATACTTAGCACAGAGTTTTTCGACTTGACTCTGCGTGATGCTTGCGCTGTCCACAAGTTTGATCTTACCTTGGGTTGCTTCATGATAACGTTTCCTATTCCCTTCCAGGTCTGAGTACAGTTGAGTGAGGTCCAACCCCAAAGCTGCTTGGTAGCAGCGCAGCATTACTTCTGTTCCGACTTGCTCGTTGTTGAGCCAGAGTATTGGGCGTGCGCATTGTGAAGCCATATGAGTAACTTCACTTGCCAGGAAAGTGGTTTTCCCTGTTTCTGGTCGAGCAAATACGAATCCAAAGTTCCCTTTACGAATGGACCCAAGAGCTTTATTGAGAGAGTTAAGACGCCATCGAAGACCTTCCACACTACGACTTGCATTAACAAGCTCAACGAGGTCATCACTAACGAAATCAGCTTCACCTTCACCATCATCTACCTCTATTGGTTTACCTAGTTCTGTGTACTTATCCAGTATCTTTTCGACACTGGTTCGACCTTCGGCTGCTTCATATGCTTCAAGGGACAACTCACGCAGTAACCGAATCTGCCTGAGACTACCGATCAACTTCGCAATGCTTTCTTCGTTTGCTTCGTTCTTCTTGAGGTTGTCAAATACGCCTTGGAAGAACTCAAGGTCTCGCCGGTTTACAGAGAAGTACAGATTGGAAAGATCGTCTACTGACAGATCGGCACTGTCTTCTTGCTTGAAGTGTGCGTCGATTGTACGGACGATGCCTTGGAGGTCCTTACTAAAATCAGAGACCTCTAGTTGGTTCCTGTGCTTATTGTAATTGTCCTTGCTGAGAAGGAGTTTCAGTATGGAAATGTCCACCATATATTTTTAATATTCCATTAGCAAATGCGATTAATTGTTCTGGTGTGGCATTTGATTTCATCTGGTTTGCTAAATGGGAGATAATCTGAATGTTATCTCTAGTGTAAGCTTTGCTGGAATCAATACGGTCAATTGAGGCGTTAGACCACACATGCCCCCGGCCCGTGATGTTTGTCAGCTTGCAACCCAGATATGGACAGTACTCAGGAATCACAATATCCTCTTTCGTAATCTCAAAATCAATACCACGTTTCTTAGCGCGGGATTTGGCTGAGATTACCAAGCGGTTTGCTTGATCCTTTGCACGATGCTTGCGTGAAGCTATTAGATTTCTCTCTCGATACTTATCTTTATTAGCGTGATAATAATCAAGATGGTATTTTTTCTTCTTCTGTGTATCTATCATCGATCAAGACCTTGTTTGTAATGAATTCTTCTAGGGCTTGTTTTACCTGAGCTTTAGTAAACTGTGCTCGTCGAACTACTTTACTCCGGTGGACTACTGGAGTGGGGTTATTCAACTTCTCGTTGTTACTCCGATAGGTTGCCAGCATTTCTCTCTGTGTTGTTAGCTTTAGATTCTCCCATTTGAGGTTAAGAGAGTTACCGTCTTTGAATCCGATTGGTTGGTCAGGTATCTCACCAGTCATGAAATACCATGCAATTTTAGTACAGGATATTTTATAATCCTTAAATGTAACTACTCGATAACCTCTTGTTGAGGTAGTACCTGCAAGGTGTTGTCTACCTTTCTTTGCTACTAACCAAAGGAAGTTACCAGAATCAGGTTCATAAACCAACTGCTCTTTTAGTTCTTCTAAAATCTCTTTCATTATATTTATAGATATGCAGGGAAGAGAAAACAAACTAAGAGAGCCTTGCGACTCTCTCTAAAAGAAAAGAGAAGATATAGATCTTATGCTATCTTAGAGGGTCTGTCAACCCCTAGCCAGCCTAACCTCTCCTTTCCCACCTCAGTACCTAATATTCTACCACGTTCAGTCTGTCTTGTCAACCCCCGGTCCGTAGTGGGTCTCTTTGACTTCATGGGCCTGCTCTGCCTCTAGCCGATTCCGCTCGTTGATACACTTGCGGTTGTGCCAGAGCATTTCAAACTCAGCCTCGTCGTGGGACCAGCAATCCCCTTTGACTAGGCACCAACCATTGTCAGTTAAGACGGACACCGACCAACGAGTAGGCTTGTCATGAACGATCTTGTACTGGTTAATCAGGGGTGTCGTTTTCAACTCCATTAGCGGGTTCGACGGGTGGGATGGGGGCATCTTTGATAATTGCCATATGCCCTTCATTACGCTCCAGAGCGATGCCACAGTGATTCTCCTGAAAGAAAGCAAGGAATGAACACATCCGACAACCACCACCCCAGGTAGGGGGCTTCTGCGCTTGCTCATATAGCTGAGCCTTCGCACAACGGCTTGAGATCGTCTCGTCAGGGTCTCCCAATGCCAGGGCATTACAGAAGCAGTCGAACGTCACCAGGACGTTTTGAATGTAGCTGTCAGCCGGGTGGTACGTGTACATCTTGATGACCGACAGGGGCATACGAACAGCCCCCAATGCAACGTTTCTTACATATTGTAACACTTTATTCATTTCTCAAGTTCCCTAATCTTGTGTTGAAGTTCTGCGTTGATGGCTCGAAGCATATTATATTCGACAGTCAACTCCGTATATAGCTTTTCCCAATCACGTTCCAGATATCCCGCTTCATTAAGATAAAGGTGATCGGGTAATGGATGGCCCATCGCTACGGGGGAATCATATTTAGTCATTTTCAATCGCCACAAGGTCGCTGATCGGTGTCAGGAAGCTCAGACCATAGGGTACATCTGACAACGGGCTGGCAGGTTGCACCAGTTCGGCAGAACCGATCACACACTGGTATAGAACGTCCACAGCAGGCCCGCCACTGTTACCCGGTAGTATCTGCCCATCGAACAGCACAAAGCCTTGTGCGTACTTCTTAGGCCCTGTAATGTCCGTTAGACTCACAACCGGATTGCCAACATGCCCGAACGACACACTCTTTGACCGGCCAAGCGGACCACCCATGACGACCAATTCTTCGCCGTAAGTTGGACTGAACGGACACACATCGAATCCACCCGGCCAGTTGATAGTCCTGTCATTTGTGGTGAGTGTCATGAGGTCAGGAGCAGACCCGAAGTTCTCGTCACCTTTCTTCCGAATATGGAACGGGTGCTTCTTACCATCCCCGAAGTCCACATGCAGAGTTTCAGTACCATCACCTTTGGAACAGTGTGCTGCGGTGACAATCTCATGCGTACCCTTCTTGACCCAACCACTACAGTACGTACCATCGTCCCCGGTGATAGACACAACACTATCGAGTTGCTGGAGAAGTGACGGCGTGGTGGTTGCTTCATACGACGTGTGGCCGAAAATCAACATCAACGTAATGAACGCCAGAGCACCCAGCGCCGAAAAAGTTTTAAACATTTTTTAACACCTCTTTAAGTTTGTCATCATCCATGATCGTGTTGATCATCTTGTAAGCTGCCCGAATTGACGAACCCATCAGTTGATCCGGCGTGTACGTATTGTTCGGATTAGCAAGAGTACTTCCAAGAATACCAGAAGCATAACAGAGTAGCCTTTCCTTTTCGTTATAGTTCATATCTATATCCTTTCTCATATCCTTCAGTATAGCCTTCATCAAAACCTTCTCCATAATGCTCCCTCAGTTTGGGAACGATTAGGTTTGCCATACGTTCCCTCAACTGTTGAGTATCATGAAACTCCCTTGCTACTGCTGTTACTTCATTAATGAGTAATGCTATCTCATGATCGTTCACTTCACCAGGTCCCTTATTGTTTTAATATCGTGCTCCTTTGGATCAGCTTCAGTCCAAACAACCCTGGTAGTAAGACCCAGGGCTGCGCCTTGCAGTGCTATCTTGGTTGCTTCATTACACTTATCGTGGTCCAACCAAACAACCACTCTTTCATACATCTTCGCTAGCTGTGCTAGCTTTTCTTTTGACATCGTTGCACCAAAGCAAGGTACTCCGTCGTAGCCTGCGTAGCTGACTTTGATCCCGCTAATGCAGTCTTCAACAATGCAGCACGTGTCTCGATCTTTGCCTGTACTATATTTTGCAATAACCTTTTCTGGTGAACCTCCAGTAAAGAAGCGGAGTTTATGGGTTGTTCCTCGCTTGAAGTTACGGGCTTGCCACAGGACCACATCCGTACCTGCGCCATAAAATGTATATAAGAGCTGCTCACGGCGGGGACTCCAGTAAACGTTATGTTCCATCAAGTTCCGTGGTTCCAGATCGTACTTCGTGATCCAGTCTACTACGGGTTTTGGATAAAAAAGTACAGCGTCATCAGGATAGGATCGTACCGAATTGCCTTCTTTACTCCCCCCCAATCGTTCTGTAACCACTGGTCGTGAATACGGGTGTTCTCCCAATATCTCTGTGGGGCGTTGGTAGTACCCGCACCCGAAACAAAAGCCTGAACCCGAAGAGTAGAGCGCCAAGTTGTCCTTTGAGCCACACTTCGGACAGGCCGTATGCTTGAGAAAATGTGATTGTACGGCATGCATTATTACCTCTTCTTCTGCTTCGGAATGTGAGTGGCATTCGGTGGTGTCACCGTGATCTTCATCACCTTCGGACAGCTATAATAATACTGTCCATTATCCGTGTTCATATCCCGACCATTTGGAACATCTGCCGTGTGAACTTGAATCGCGTTAGGTCTCTTTGCTTTTTCAATTACCTGTTGGGCGAGGTGCATTGATTGCTCGACATTAGGACAACTACAGTTAGGATTTTCACAATAACGATTGTTTCTCCATTCCTCGTATGTGAACTTTTCATTGCATTCCTTACACCGAACCAATCCGGGCCTACTCATAGTCGGCTCCAATTCCGGTATATCCAGTAAAGCCGAGATCATCGTGTTCATCATCGAGAATAGAATCATCACCAATCTCATCTGGTTCAATTACATCAGGAATATCGTCGGAGACAAAACTAAAACAGTGATCACACAGATCAATAAATGTCCCAGACGTGCTGTACTTACGTGTTGATTCACGATCATTCAAGAGTTTGTTACAAGCAAGGCAACGCATCATCATTCCTTTGTTATATTAATAGGTAGTGTCGATCAACGTTCGTTCAGGTCTGGGTCGTAAAACTCAAATGGTTCCGGATTAACTTGTACCTGATTTTGATTATTACGACGAAGGCGGGCCAGTGCATCATTAATCCGGCGCTGTTGCTCATTATCAGCTTGCGGCTGAACCGGTGCTGCCTGGGCTACGCCATTACCCCATCCCTGGACTGCTGGCCAATCGTACATCACATACTGTTGTTGAGGTGCATTGTCCACGACCTTAGCCGTGACCTTCGGCTTGGCCTTCGCCTGTTCTCTCATCTTACGTGCCGTTACTTCTGGCGGTTCGATGGAGACAACTACATCTTCTTCGGTCATCCGATCAGGAAAGTTCTTGGCCTTCTCGCTAAAGATGATGATCCGGCCATTGATCGGACTCGGGATAGCTTCTACCCCATCATTCGTTTCAAGGACGAGCAACGGTTGCTTGAGCTTCGCCGTGCCCACGTCTGCTGGAAGTATATGGAAGCACTCGCACAGCTTCTCTTCGATACACTTCTTGGTAAATCCAATACTCATCATGCCATCTGGCTGTGTTTCACACCAGATATCACCGTAATTCGTTTTCATTTCTTCAAGTCCGTAAGAAGAAGTTTAGCCTTCTCATATAGAGAAGTGTCCTTCGAGCCGAAACCCCCCATCAAATGGGATGCTCCAGCCGCAATGATCTGGCGAAACTCAATAAGTTCTTCCGCCGTTTCAATAACAATTGTGACAGGTGCAAATTCTTTTGTGATCTTCACTTGAGCTTCTCCACGAACGCTTGCGCGTACTTGTCTACGGTTGTGCCTTCGAGACCAGGCGCGGTATTAACTTCAAGACAGTAACACCAATTCCGTTTGGCGTTATAAAGGAGGTCACATGCTCCGAAGTCGAGGCCCAATTCTTGCACTGCCCGGATCGCCATCTCTCTAAGTCCAGTAGGCTCGGTAATGTCTTCACGACAATAGACCCATCCGGTGTGATGATTACGTACCTGAAAGTTGGCTTCACCTTCGTAGTCGTTCCGCTTACGCTTTTCTTGTACATCGATCACTTCTCCAAAGGCAACATGAACTCGAAATTCCTTTTGCTTCTTAACATACTGCACATAAAGAGGCGCAGGAACCACATCTTCCACCTTGCCAGCAAGAACAATCCCATCACCACTGTGACCACTGAGCTTAGTACGACAAACAACAGTATGTCCGGAGTTAATCCATTGCTTAGCAACGTTATGATCGACTGTAAATTCAGGGATACGTATGCCATCCTTTCCTTTCAGGAGATTAAAAGTACTAAGCTTGTTACTTGCATTACAAACAGCTTGCGCTTTGTTTACAACTACTATGGGTTCTCGAACATCTAGGTTGTTGGAAAGCCAACTGCTGTTCCCCCAATTAATAATTTTGTGCCACTCACGCGGAACAAACGTCGGGTTAGGCCGATCAGTGAATAGTCGGCGAACTTTGTACCCCAGGTGTTCCCCCATCTTTCTTGCTAGTTCCCTCGCTGAGTTCGACCCGATTTTGTACGGGACGATGACGCAGGGGGCTCTCCCCAGCTTCACGGGCTTGTTTGAAGGCATCTTTTTCTTCTCCTGACAGTGCTTGTTCGACACAACTTGAACACATTAACTTAACAACGTTCTCCGGAAATGCCATTCCCTTCCCGAGAGTGGACGTGAATGATACGGAAGTGAACTTCGGATTGGCTTCGTGCATCTTCTTGCCACACTTCATGCAGGTACAATTGCAGACACCATATCCCCATGCGGCCAACGGTATAATTACCTTGTTGTGTGTAGCAACGACGCTTGCCAATCGCATATCTGCAACGTAAACGCTAGTCCCTCCTACCGTGTTCGTAACATACAGAATGCGGCCAGTACAATACTTACCAACCATCGCCGCAGGGTCTGCTTCATCGGGAAAGCAACCAATAACATCGACAAGAGACTCACCCGGTTCGTGCAGCTTGCCACGAAACTTGAAGTGCTGCTGTGCCAGGGTAATCTCATGAGGCTTGAACAATACCATCCGTCCTTTCATCAAGGTTGGATGTTGAATCTGAATCCGCCGCGTATTGTTCTCCGCATCTCGATCAACTTCACTGGCTTTCTTCTTGGGAACGAGGGTAAGGCCAGACGAATTCGGTGGACTTAGATGGTTCTCGCTCTCGCTCTTGCTGCTGTCGTTCTGCCCATCTTTTACCTGCGTGAGCGCACAACTTTTCGAGCCCATCCCCTTGGTTTCGACGGACTCTTTTATGATTAAAGGGCAGTCATCACTCGACCTCCCTTCGCTCATGTACTCCCAGTAATCTCCTTCGAGAGAATCTTCGACCAAATCTTTGGTCACGTTGTTGGGCTGAGTAACCGTTTCCTTGTAGTCCCGCCCCCACTTGCCATTCCCCTTGTACGTCGTGGAATAGCTGGAATAGGAGACGACCGGCTTCTCAAGCTTACGAGAATCCATCTTGCCCTTCTGATCGAATTCAAGCAATTCAAATGTGGGTACTTCAACCACATTCTCGATCTTCCGGTTCTGACGGGACAACGGCAACGCCGCAATCATCGGTTCGCTCGACAACACAAACATGTTGTCAGATTCAATGATAAACAACGGACGTTCATCATTCCGTACTGCAAAGAGCTTCTGCTTCTCCGTGTCATACCACACAAGAGCATATGCCCCACGCAGCTTGGGCAATACTTCTTCGATGGGACTCTCTGACAACGCATGCGCAATCGCGTTACTGTCCACGTCAAACTGCTTGTCAGACAGCTTGCTATGGTCCCACAGAGTACCGTTGTGGACGAGAATGATGTTGTTCTCGACGAATGGGTGTGCATTCTCCGTTGTTACAGCACCCTTCGTTGCTGCGCGATTGTGCCCAATCACCAGCCGACCACGACTCACCATCGAAGTGCGAAAGTCCGCCCATTCCTTCGTGCGGAATAGATTGAACGGGTTGCTACCAAGCTTCAGCACTTCTGCTTGCTTGTTGCGGAATGTGGTAAAGACTCCCGTTGAATCCTTACCACGCAGCGAGTTGACGATCAGCAATTGCTCCAGCAAATCGGCATCACGTTGCCAGAAACCTTGATCAGTTCGAGCGATCAGTCCAATAATGCCGCACATTTAGGCAACTCCCTGTTGGTTAGCTTGCTTCTTGAATTTGAAGAACGGTGCATCCAATGACACTTCACGAGCCAATGCATCCAACACATTAGGCTGGCCAAACGCGAACTTCACCATGTTGGTGGAATCCCGGATATCCACGTAGTCCATATACTTCATGTACTGCACATCATCGCCAAAGATTTCACGCAACAACGATGGATAATCCGTTGTGTCGCCCAAAGTTGATAGTCTCTCTCGGTGCTCACTAACCGTTTTGGAATTCACCCAATCGCACAGACGACAGATCAACCTGATCCACGTACAGACCTTGGTAACATCAAACGTGCCATGCATATGTCTGAATTCGATGGTGCCCAACGATGACAATGGATGGATGTTGAGTCCGGTGTACTTGGACCACTGCGCTACGCGCTCAGGCAAACGTGCTCGCTCGAAGTTCGCGAGGATGTTCGACTCATTCACGGGCACACAGTAAATGTTCTTCGCTCGACCTCGACCAGTGAACTTATAGAACAACGGTTCGAACGCTGTGTACCACATCACCAAGTTCTTGACTTGATCGACTTGCCACTTCTGCATGTCAGCGTGAATGTGAATCGACGTGCGCGGACTGAAGCAGCACTCTTGTGACAGCAGGTTGTTCATCAAATGGTGCAGCGCAAATGGTGCCATGTCTGCCTCAATCGGCTGACTCACGAACTCTGCGCCGTTGTTGCGCAACGAACCATCATCCTTGAGATTCCACACCATCGTTGATACACCCTGCTTCGCGGCGTAGTTCTCAACCTCAACTTCGATGCCAATCACTTGCTTCGACGGAATAACCGGCAGGTCTTTCACTGCCTTATACTTCGCCGCCATAGATGCTGGCGTTACTGCACGAAGATCAAACGTTTCCAGAATGGTTGTCATAGGAAATGCTTCATCAAGAGAGGAGAATAAATCTTCTCCAGACATTGCGTGATATGACCAGTCTTGTCACACTTCGCTACCGGATGGGTGTAATGAAACACCAGATACTCAGCCTTGGCTGTAACCGGCAAACAAATGGATAGGTTATCTTCCAATGCAACTGAACGCACTTCTCCTTTATTAAGCATCCGTACTGCGTCCGTTACAGAATATACCTTGTGTTGAAAGGCACTCTGTATCGTGTTGAAGTCAATGATGCGTACCTGTCCACCAACGCGACGCGTCGTGTCCAAGATTGCACAGTTATCAGCACAGATACCACGCCGATACTGCCGCAACGGACGACGATGGAACAGACACGAATTCCCTTCGTGTTGAAACACTCCCGTAACAGGATAACGAAACTTGATGGCATGCCCTTCCGATCCCATATTCAAGGACAAGCTACCATACTCCCGTGTATCCACATAGATCACCCCGAGCTTCGTGGGGTGGCTCTCGATGTTGACAACACGTGCCAACACTTCCTTCTGTTCAGCGTGGATATCCAGCCAGACAAACGTACCGGCGTAACGCCTACGAAAGTCGGCAATGATTTGATCGTTGGTCATGGTTCACAGATCGAATTCGGCCTTGAGTTCGGCCAACAGTTCCAGACTGCTACGATTGATACACGCACGAATCTTCATGCCCTGATCTTCCGTGAATGCTTCACCAGCCATCGCACGTTCCACCGCCTTGTCCGTCTGGTCCCAGACCCACGCGATAAGATCATCGTTCTCAATCCAGGCATTGGATGCCGTGCGGTACTCCACACCATACTTCTTCGGACGGAATGCACCCGGTTTGCCATACAACTTCCTCCGATCTTTGTCGTTGTCGAACTCCAACATCATGCAACCCACATACAAATCCATCCACTGCACGACGAGACACTTATCCACGAACTCCGGTATCTCGATATGGATATGGCCTCCCGCCGAACGCAGGTTAGGATTCTGTGCTGCCGGACGCGGATTCATACGTCCACCTTCCCACGCATTATAGTCAGGCTCACAGCCGAACGTCTGCGCCGCTTCCGTTTGCAACTGATCGTCATCGAACACAGCACTGGGTTTCAACGCCACAGTAAGGCCGAGTTGCTTCGCCTTTTCGGCCAACCAATCCTTGTTCTTCCTGATGTTGTCAATAAACATTTGCTTACTGCTGCACGGCGGCGTGTTGAATTCGACAGCAACGTTGTCTTCTTGTACCGCGTTGCCAGCATCGTCGATGGGCATGGGATCATCTTTCGTACCTCCGATCAGGCCGACGGAAGAAATAAACTTGCCTTCGGCATTAACGAGAAAGACTTCGGGATCACATCCAAGGTTTGTCAACATGTCAAATCTCCAGGTATTTGCGGGTAACTTCCATGCAGTACTGCACGAACGGATCAGTCAACGGCTTGCGGTGAAACTCGGGGTGTCCTTGGATTGCAAGACCCTTGATCGTCGGGAACCACACCACTTCGGGTTCATGATGCATGTGCATCGGCTCGTAGTCACTGTTATCGCCGACCACATACTTGTCCGACCGGCGATTGGTAGACCACGCAATCAGCTTGTGCTCCACGTCATACGGATACATCATCTGGTGATGCACCGATGAAGTCATGATTTCACGGCCATCATCCGTTGTCATAGGATGGGAAATGCCATGATTATTGACATGCTGAATAAGAAAACCACCAGCAAGAGCACATACAAGTTGAGCGCCTCGGCAGATTCCCAGAATTGGGATGCCTCGACTGATCGCGAACTTCGCCGCGTTGACCTCGACGCGATCACGGACTGATAGATGCTCAGTAGCACCAGTATAGGTACTAACAGCATGCCCATAAATACTAGGGCTAATGTCAGCACCACCCCAAATAACAAGTGCATCGATATCCGCACCAGCCGCAATATCGGACGGCTCCAACTCGACGCCGTTAGGAAACACTTGATCGAATGGCTCGTGAGTGCCTGTGCCATACCCGAGATAGCCAAGCGTGAGAACTTTCTTCGGGGTACTAACATTGTTACTCTCCTTACTAACTGTAATGTCAGACATTTACTCTGCTCCATTCGTAAGAACATATGCTTCAATGGTATTACCGGTATTGGCATTAACCCACTTACCGATAAACTTAACATCAGGTTCAGCCTTGACTAACTTGCGTAAGATGTTTGCCTCATACCACAAGGTTCCCTTACGCTTAACAAAGTTAAAGATGATTGGACGAGTGCCAGTATGATAACCCTCCTTTGCTCGTTCTCGCATCTTCGCGATTGCTTTTGTCCACGCCTCATGATAAGAATCAGCATGGACATTCTCACAACCTGACCAGTCATCAGCTTCTTCGTGCCGAAAATCACCCGACTCAAAGAAGCCACAGCAGGTTGGCAATTGATTCAAATCAAATGAAACAACTTTCTTCTTTGACATGATTACTTACCTACCAGACGAAGCTCCCCATTTTCATTGAACTCCTTCTCAATGACAGTGGGAACAGTTGTTTCATATACACCGATGCACGAAAACACACCGAATGGACGACGCGGTTCCTTCTCTGCACGCTCTTTCGCCGATGTAATGGCGAAGTCCTCCGTCGTGTACGCCTTTTCAAATTGCTTGCGTGACACAGAGTCCAGATAGAATCCACGCCCCACAGGTGGCTGATTGCCAACAGGTTCTGGCGCTGCGTCAAGGTTGACCTGATTACGACCAATGCCCCGATTACGCGGTTGAGGCGCTTCCTGAATACCCAGGTCCACTTCGGGGCCAAACTCGCCACGATTTTGATCCTGAACCAGATCAAGTGGCAACACAAACCACAATCTACGAATGGTCATCTTATCCTCCAATAACTAGGTTGACCAACTCTTCTTCAATCAACTTCATTGCGTTAGGCTGATCGATCAAATTCGAAGTGAGACAGAAGAATGGAGTTTTGGTAAACATACCAGGGAATGCCGCGTCTTGTTCCTCCACATAACGCACCACCTCGTCAACTACTTCGTCAAACGGAATCTGAAACGAGATTACCGTCACATAGGCATTACCACATACAAACGTACTCCATACGCGATAATCCGCAAATTGAGTGGTTTTGATGTTCATTTCATGTCTCGAACGACCTTGGCGGCCTCCGTGATATCAACGCCTTGCGCTTCCGCGATATCCAGCAGCAAATCACGGTCGAGGCAGGCATGCACCACGAACAAATCTTCGCCCCAGGCATTTTCAAGGGGTTTCTCCGAAGAGAACCAACGAATCTGATACGGCGCATAATCCGCGCTGATACCAGGATAACGATTCAGGTGGATAATTACTCCCCATTGGTGAGGATAAAGAAACCGTACACCATTGGCCCACCGACGAGCAACAATCGAACCTTCGCCGTAACCGTGAATCTGATTACGAACGAAGTATTCTTCAACATCACTCTTCGATGGGTACTGTGAAATCTGATACTGCACTTCGATCTTGTCGCCGAATGTTTCACGGCACGACTTTGTGCGTATCGGGCCTTTGATGCCATTGGCAGAGTCAAACACAGGATTCGGCATGGTCGTCACTGCGGGTTCTCCAATCTTGAGTACAGTCGGTTTCTCGAAGAAAATCTTGTTCGTTTCGTCAAACGCCGGTTCTTGTTTCTCCTGTTCACGTAGTCTCATTTGCTATGCAATGCCTCGTTTAACTTCTTTAACATCGCAACGCTTTCAACCGTTGCTTTCGGATCACCGTCAGCATAGCCATAGGCCCTCTTGACGTAGTTGACCATCCTCTTTAATTCATCCGGCGTTGAATAACTGAGAATCTGATAAAACTGATTCAAATACCGCTCTAATTGCTTCTCCTGCTCTTGTCTCTGGAGTTCCTTTGCCCAATCCGAAAAAGCCTTGACATTGGCTCTCAGGCGTTCAAGGAGAACTACTTCCTGTTCAGCCGTCTGTTCACACCACCACAACGGATTCCACACAGGGATCGCATCACCATACCGGTTTCGTGTGATCGTCAACTTCACAAAATTGTCAATATTCGGATTGTCCTTGAACGACAAGGCGAACATGTGAAGACTGTTCGGAGTATGGTAATAGTTGGGCCGTATGTCAATTTCCTTGGCACCCAACTTGATCAACAGATTGAGAATACGCCCTTCCGTCGTGGCGTGATGCTTCATCTGTGAAGATGAAGCAATGAAATACCAAGACAACGAATTACCACCAACCCGCCGCAACCATATCGTAACGAGTTCTTGTTGTTGTTGCGTGGTTAGCAAGTTGCCACCATTCAAATCCATACCAGCAAGAGCACGCGCTCCACAGCAACGGAAAGGACCATAGGACAAGTCCGGTACTTCATACACGAACCTGAGCCATGAGCTATTGCTCGGGTCCCAAGGCATGAGAACATTACCTTGAAGCACAGGCTTTGCCTTCAACTGATACTTATCATTGACTTCAAAATGCATTAGCTGCTCGGGCATTTCTTTAACATCACTACGCCTAACCACTACTGGCTTTACCGTTTTCGCTGGTTGATTGGTTGTGGTAGTGGGCACAACCACTTCCATGTTGTTAAACACCTGTGCCATTTCATCAATGGCTTGAATGTTTTGATTCATGTTAACCCCTCTCCATCAAAGGTCGTCCGTCAATAATGAGGCAGTCTTCTCCGCTTCCAATGAAGACGCGCGGCTCGTGCCGTTGTTCCGAGAATGGTACTTCTCCAGCTGCATCCTCTGTTGCGATTTGGCGAAGGAGAGCATTGACTTCATCGTAATTTTCTTCAAAGAATAACATGTCTTTACTCGAAATTTGAGAAATGTTACACCACCAACAATTAGCCCCTTCACGTTTCTGAGCAGTGCAGTTAGGACACCTCATTCTTCAACCTCGAAGGTATGTTGACCAAGCAACTCATAAGACGCGCTCGACATACACGGCACCGGCTCTATCGTCGACATAAATACACCTGTCGGTTTGTAACGAAACAAATACACCGTTATTTGCTTCTTGACTGGTGCCATGAACAGGTCGCCAAGACCTACTTCCCGAGCGGCAACTTTTCCGTCTTTAAAACGGGTTCTTAGATATCCGTCCTTATCGCGAACAATCAATTGACTGTATGGCCGCAGATTCTCATCAAATACCACTAAGAACATTGGCCGTCCGGCACGAGTTACCAACGGCTTACCAGCCAATGCTTCTTCCAGGTTAAACGGCTTCATTTCCTTTTCTCCGCTTTCAGATGGTCTTCAATCAATTGGCAGTAGGTTTCACCACCAACCAAATTTTGGAACTCCTTCGCTAAAACTATCAGAGCCAATGCGAGTGGGGTAATCACACCCGTCTGTTCCAGTTGCTCCGCTTTCAGCAACGCTTGCGCTACGGTCATCGGCATGATTATGCTCCACTCTAGCACTGATGGCAGCAGGATACAGCTTTTGCATGGCTTCGCCTGCCGTTTCCGCCTCGACGCGATATTCGCGAACCGTGTGCGGATGCTTGATACTCATGCACTTAACTATCCACGTGTGCAGCATTCTCTGCTTCCTCCTTTTTGGCTTCACGCGCAATACGGGCCTCTGCCTTTTGCTGAGCAACGAAACGGATATGCTCACGTTCACGTTGATTCTGATGGACTGCAATACCGAGAATCCGTTTGCCTAAATCCGTTTTTGTCGTAACGGATTCGCTTTTGACAAACGCTAATTGCATGGCCGTCGGCATGATAATCTCCAAAAATGAGTTACAGAAAATGGACGAAAAATATCGTTCTGTGGGATTTACCCAAGTGAAACCACCAACCCGGAAAATGACCCCCAAAAAATGGATAAAAAGGGGGGAGAAACGAGAAACGATTAAGCTACAACAAAGACTACTTTAAGGGGATAAAACAGATACAACAAGATACGAGAATGAGGTTAATCGTTAGATTGATTATAAACCTGGTGCTATCTCTCGCTTTTGAGGAAGAGTTGGGAAAATATAAACGCCGTGATTCAGCTCAATGAACGCAATACAAAATGACAGCATGGTACGCCTCGTTCTTTAATGTCTTATATCAACGCGTAGCTCAACGCGTAGTCCTAACATCAAGAAATACTAACCCTATTACTTTGCTTACAACTACCTTTCTAATTCTACAGCCTTTTATAGTAGCAATTGCAAAAACGGGTGAGGCAATAAAAAGAGCCCCCCGTGTGTTAGGGGCACACGAGAGGCAAAACCGCTAGACATAGCACCGGGGTGTGCTGAGGGCGTCTAGCGGGGAACGACCGTTAACACCAAGGAATGTCTTTAAAGGGCACCCATAGCCCACTAACGACCTTGGGATATATACCCGCTATCTTGTATATACGGATTTGCCAAAATCCGCGCTTTTGAATCCACATGGTATTAGACAACGTGGATTGTATTCGTTTCTGGATCATAATAGCTCTTTTGCGTTATTACAGGTTTAGCCCAAAGAGATTGACGATTCAACCACCAAATACTATTGGCTTTGTCTTCATCATACATTTGATTAACGGCAATCTCCGTTTTAAGGATATTATCGTTAATCTCCCTGTTGGCTTGCAAGTGCAAAACCATTACCGTTCCAAACAGTACGGATAACATTTTGTTTCTCCTTGTTTAGAACAGGAAACCCGGCAATGATCCGCCGGGCTACAACTAAGGATTAAGGCAGAATTATAATACCTTGTTTCTTGAATTCTACCATAATTTCTCGCCTATCCACTACAGTAAGTTTCGACAACTCCAACATGAAACCTACTGTAGTTTGCCCTGGCTGGAACCCAAAGTATTCCATTGCCGCGTCCGGAAAGGAGAGATACACCTTTTGTTGCTTTTCCTGTAGTACCATTCGTTCAAAACCTCGTTTAAGTTACCGACTACTTATGGACTCGTCAGCGCACGCCTTACGTGCGGACCCCGCTCATTTAACTGACCTATGCTTACCCATAGGTTAGCGGGGTTTCGTCCTGTCCACCCGAGACCAGGACAAATCTAACCAGTTATGACGATGCCGTGTTCTTTCATTCCTTTGGCGATTTCTTCCTTGTCCGCAGGGGAAAGTTCACGAATCTCTGCCATGAAATCCGTTAGCCCTTGTCCTTCTTTGAATCCGAAGTAGGCACGGCATGCCGCAGGGAATGAGCGAAACGATTGATTGTCCATCATAACTCCAAAGTAACAAGGTTAGTATTTTGCTTTCAACTGCATTACACTGATTATCATACAACAAAAACAGACACAAAAAAAGAGCCCCGCCCAATTAAGGGCAGGACTCACGAAAGACTAAGGACACATGGCGGTTGCAGTCCTTAGTCTGGGGTACTACAGGGTTAATGGTGCGCTTCTTCGCGTTGCTCTGCGGTTACGGCGTTTGCCTCTGCGTCACGTAATGCCACTTCCCGCGCTTCGTCGAGCACGCCGTTTGCCGGTTCGCCTTGTTCGCCTTGGTCGTCATCATCCACCGCTTCAATGGGCAGATGTTCATCGATCCACTCGCCCAAAGCACGATAGATACGGATCAAACGCGGGCCGTCGTGTTTCGATACGAGCAATTCGACGATTGCCTTTACTGCTGCCGCTTCGTTCTCTTCACGCGCTTCCTGCACTGCCTGATTGGACAGTTCAAGAATACGTGCCAGATACGCTCCGTCGGACTCGCCCACGCCTTGCGGGTTCTCGCTCATAACTTGCGCCCGCACGCCCGTGATCGCCTTTTGCGAGCGGGCAATCGCCTTACGCTCTTTCTCTTCGGGGGTTGCCACTTGCGCGCCGTGCCACTTAATATGTTTCGCGTCAAGAGCACGCTTAGCCAACACTTGCATTGCATTGTAGCCCGTCCGATCGTCATACCCAAGCGACTCCAACTCTTTGCGGGCGAACTTCAACGCCCCCCATGAGTTTTGAATGATGGTACGAACGTTCATTGCCTGCTGCGTCTTAGGGCCACGATAGACTTTTTCCTTACCGTCTACCGTAACCTTGTCCGGGCAACCGGCAGCCTTGTCCACTTCCTTAGCGCGTTCGATCATCTTTTCACACGCGCCGTTGATCTGGAATGCATCGGCCCCCTTGTCAACCAGGGCACGAATCGACTGCATACGCGTTATCTGCGTTTCGTCCGATTGCACGAAGTTTTCGTACAACCATTGACCGGTAACGAGTAGTTGCTTGGTCGGCTCTTGCTTGCCTACCGGTTCCATCTTGCCGTCAACTACTGCGCTTGTCGCTGTGTCACTCATGATATACCCCTTGGATTGTTCAAGGAACCCGAGCACATTGCCCGTAAGAACCATTATATACACCCCGCAAGAGAATACAAGAACTATTTGAAAGTACCAACCTTGTTACCTTGGTCTGACGAAACCTCCTGCACTCAGTTGCACGCCTGGAGGTCGAAACGCACTAGCGTGCTCATAGTCAGACGAATTACGCTCACCTGCTAACCATAATTCTATACTACCTATTCTAGCTTGCTAATACTCGTTTTAAATCGATCGATCCAGGTGATAGCCTACCCCTTCGAACACGGATTTCCTACTACAATTCAATTATAGCACATTATATTAGGGCCATACCAACTGTTACATTTCCCATTTAAGCACTTACTTAATTCATTAGACGTAAAAAAAGCCGCTCTAGGCGGCTAGTGGTTACGGTATGAACCTCAGTACCGGGTTATCCGGTTGCACGCTCTCACACTGTTCGTATTGCTTGGACGACAGGTAAGAACCTCCATCGAAGTCGAGAGCCGCACCCAGTGCCCGCATAAATAGCGGGCCGTCTACCGTCTTTGATTCTTGTTCTCCAGACTGGCAGTCAGTCACAGTGTAGTCCGCTTGATTGTCCTTCGTGATTTGAAATTGTATGTTCAAATCTTCGAGAATGATTGATCCAACGATTGCCATGACAATTCTCCAGATGAATAAGGGAAATCCCCTAGTCCGTTAGCACCAAGGGTTTTGATCGGGGCCAACCTGACCATGCGCGCCGTTGCGATGCATAGCCCGGTCCTCTGCCATATCTAGCTGACCTGCCGCCATTGCTACCAACAGACCTAGCACGCTACAGCCGACCGTCAGCACGCCAACAGCAATCAACAGCACAATGGTTACGGTATTCATCATACACCTCATTGGAGGGTTATTGATGCAAGGGGAACCGTCCGACGATACACATTGCGATTCAGCCAGGGGACGTATGTGTATTCATCATACGCGTTACTGCCAATGAACAACCAAGTGCAGAGAACATTCCTCCGACCAATGGTTGCGGTATCCAAACGATCATAGAGCATGATACACCTGTATGAGTGATACAACAATACGAAGAATGAACAGAATGCCAGCAACGGCTACAGCACTGGCAAACAACAGATCAAAGAGAACGTCTTTCATGTGATTATTCCCCTTCCCAGTTGAAAGGACCAGCATAAACGGTCGTGACTGAACCATCATCGGATTCAGCATAGACGGTTAGCAGCGAACCCTCAGGGACACGTGCATCAAGGTTGTCAGCCGCATCGATAATCGCTTGCACCTTTGTATCACCATAACCATAGGTGACGTTAGCGAACTCCCGAAGTGTCAGCTTAGCAACGTATCTCATGATGTTTCCCCTTGTTAGACGGTTTATCCCGTCCATCTAGTCTAGGTGAAGAATCGACACTTGTTATTAGTGAAAACACCTACTTGTGCAGGTAAAGTACCAAGCTTGTTACCCTAGTCTGATCATTGCTAGTCTGTTGATTAGGTAACGATATATCATTATGGCTTAGAACCACATATCAAATGACCATCATATCATCACATCTTCACTCAATTTTTAAAACAGACCTATGTTTACGATGGGGGCAGGGGGGAAAAAGCAACGCAACGAAAAGCTCGAAACCCTCTAAACTACGATTTTATGTACTTTTAGAAGGGTAGGGGGTATAAGTATGATGATATGAGTAGAGTAACTAGATTAGTACTCTGAAGAGGAGCTCGGCATGATGAAGCCATACCTCGCAGGGCCTGTAGGCCCAGCATACAGCTATCTTCTTTAGACTACATAAAAGACATGGAACAGAAAGAAGAAACAGAAGTACATACAATTTAAAATATGTCTTCTGTAAAGAAGAAAGAACTATATATCTTATGCTATCTTAATCACTTTGTCAAGTACTTTGTTGTAGTTTTGGTACAACAGAGGTAGAACAGCAAATATTACTTGACAAGTCCATTAAGAGTGTATAAGATAGAAGGTCTGTTGTGAAAGTTGTTGACAGTTAACATCTTTTGTGGTAGTGGTTTACCACCGTGAAGGAGGTGATCCAATATCTCCTACTGAGGCCGGTAGGTTACCAATGGCTATCGTCGTGCTGGGAGACGTTAAACCGCCCGGCGCTAACATTTCAAGGAAATAAATGCTCTCTGACAACCCCAGAATGAAGTATAAACCAACGGGTCGTAGGCGAGCAGTCACTAAGTCGAAGGGGCACTGGTCAGACAGTCAAAAAGTTGAAGCAGTTCAGACTTATCTGATCCTAGGTTCTCTGAAACTGACTGCTGGTGCCCTTCGTATCCCGTTTGATACCCTCAAGGTCTGGAAACAAAGTGAATGGTGGAAGACTCTTGTTGAGGAACTTCGCCTTCAAGAAGACCTACAACTCAGTAACCGTCTAAAAAAGATCATCACCAAGTCATATGACGTGCTTGAAGATCGTCTCGAGAACGGTGATTTTGTCTTCGACCAGAAAACGGGCGAAATGCGACGTAAACCGGTTGCAATGCGGGACGCACACAAGGTAGCAATCGATCTTGTGCAGCAGCGCCAAGACCTTGTAGATCGCCATTTAGGGGGTCAAACGGTCACGGAAGACAAAATTGAGAAAACACTTGCAAATCTGGCTGAACAATTCGCCAAAATTGCTAACCAAGTCACAAATGTCAAGCCTTCAGTAGAGGTTACTGACGTACTCTTCGGAGCAGATGCTCATTCCGAGCGCTCTGATGAGCTTTTATTTGGCCGAGAGGACGAAAACCATGCCGAGAAAGAATCCTGATGGGACTAGAGACTACAGTTACGACAAGAAATACGAATCCAGCCCTAAACAACGTGCAGCCCGAGTCGAACGTGATCTCGCTAGACGAGAACTGTCGAAAGAAGGCAAGGTTTCTAAGGGCGATGGCAAGGATGTTGACCATATCAAGCCGGTATCTAAGGGTGGTACTAACAAGCGAACCAATCTTCGAGCTATCTCCGCAAGTGCTAATCGCGCGAAGGGAAATCGCAGCAAATGAAGATCAATGCGGAAGTGGTAGCAGGCTTTGTAGGAAGCATCCTTGCTCCGACATTTGAAGATAGCTGTGCTTCCCCCGACTTTCACAAGGAAATGTGGCAACTATGCTGCTCAACCAACAAATTTGTTGCGATAGCTGCGCCTCGGGGTCATGCCAAGTCCACTGCGGTGACTCTTGGTTACGGTCTGGCTACGCTACTCTTCCGGGAACGGAAATTTATGTTGCTGGTATCAGATACGGAAGCGCAAGCATCACTGTTTCTGGGCAACATCAAGAATGCACTACAAGAGAACACCCAACTGATCGAACTGTTCGGCCTGAAGAAGAATGATAAGGGCCTAGTCCAGTTCGTAAAAGACAGTGAAACCGATATCGTCGTGGAATTCAATGATGGTCATCGATTCCGGATCATAGCTAAGGGTTCTGAACAGAAACTTCGTGGATTACTCTGGAATAACTCCCGTCCTGACATTATCATCGGTGACGACATGGAGAACGATGAACTGGTGATGAACAAAGAACGTCGTACCAAGTTCAAGAAGTGGTTCAAGAATGCCCTTCTTCCTTGCCGTTCTGATCATGGTATTGTCCGGATTGTTGGTACGATCCTGCACATGGATGCGATGCTTGAGAACCTCATGCCCCGTCCATATGACAAGAAGACAGTTACCGAAGACCTAAAACAGTACAGTACTCGCCGTGGTATGTGGACCTCAGTTAAGTATCGTGCCCATACAGACGATTTTAAGGCCCTTCTGTGGCCTCAGAAGAAGAGTGCTGATGAGTTCAAGATGCTTCGTGATGAAGCCTTCAGAGACGGAACACAAGATGGATACAGTCAAGAATACCTTAACATCCCTATTGACGAATCGACCACTTATTTCAGACGGGCGGATTTCCTCCCTGTTCGAGAGGAAGACCTCAAGAAACCCGTGCGGTACTATGTTACAGCCGATCTGGCTATCAGTGACAAAGAAACGGCTGATTACTCAGTATTTGTCGTTGGTGCTGTCGATGAAGATAAGAGGATTCAAATACGGAATGTCATACGTGAACGCATGGATGGTCGAGAGATTGTTGACACCATACTTGCGCTCCAGAAGCTTTACGAACCTGAGTGTATAGGAATTGAAGAAATGCAGGTCTCCAAGGCCATTGGGCCATTCCTTCGGGAAGAAATGATCAAGCATAACAACTATATTTCCCTATACCCATTAAAGCATGGTGGTAAGGACAAGATAACCAGAGCAAGATCAATTCAAGCACGTATGCGTGCGCAAGGATGTAAATTCGACAAGTCGGGTGATTGGTATCAACCCTTCGAGGACGAATTGATGCGGTTCCCACGTGATAAGCATGACGATCAGGTGGACGCATTTAGTTACCTTGGCCTTATGCTTGATGTAGTAGTTGAAGCTCCAACGAAAGATGAACTTGAAGATGAGGCTTACGCAGAAGAGTATCAAGCCTCTGGTCTGGCCGATAAAGGCCGTAGCGAGATAACGGGGTACTAATGCCAATCAATAACACGCCCGGTGGGGCTATGCAAGCAATGGCCTCCGGTGCTCAAGGCGGGGGTGTTGATCCTAACCAAGACCCATATAACCTGGGTGATGCAGCACAGATGTTGGGGCAACAGCAGCAACAAATGAATCAGATGCCACAACCTCCGCAACAGCCTGACATTCCTCATCCGGACGCTAACCCAGGTCCGGACAATCGCTTGCGTGGCTTTATCGAATCAGTCAACATCGCTGAGAAGTTGGACGAAGACACACTGCGTAAGATTTCTAATCAGGTCTGTGAAGGTTTTGAAGTCGATCTCCAATCTCGTAAAGAATGGGAACACAAGATCGATGAGTGGACCAAACTGGCCCAGCAAGTCCAAGAACAAAAAGCATATCCGTGGCCGAAAGCCTCGAATATCAAGTATCCTCTATTGTCTACCGCAGCGATGCAGTTTGCTGCCCGTGCCTATCCTACCCTTGTACCAAGTGATGGTCATGTGGTTACTGGACAGGTTATTGGTAAAGACCCAGACGATTCCAAGCAAGATCAAGCTGAACGAATTGGTACATATATGTCCTATGACATTATGCACCAAATGGACGGTTGGGAAGAGGGAATGGATAAGCTCCTGATCACTCTACCCATCGTTGGTACGATGTTCAAGAAGACCTTCTGGGACCCGATCAAGAAAAAGAATTGCAGCCATGTACTGCTGCCGAAGCATGTTGTCGTCAACTATTGGGCTACTTGTCTCAAAGATTGTGAACGTATCTCTGAGATTATCCCAATGACTAAGCGGATGGTTAAGCAACGTCAGATGAGCAAGTTGTTCTGCAAAGACGTTGATCTTGGTGAACCGCCCTCGATTCCAATGGACGGTCATAATCGAAAGTCCAACTGGATGCCAGCAAATGATGAGACGACTCCGTATGAGATTGTAGAACAGCATTGCTACTACGACTTGGACGATGATGGATATGCTGAACCGTATGTGGTCACGTTTCACCGGCAGTCCCGTAAGATACTTCGGATCACTGCACGGTATGACGAAAGTACAATTCTGTTTACTGATGATGGAGAGTTGGCTGGTATTGAGCCCATTCATTATTATACTAAATTTGGTTTCATCCCTAACCCCGATGGGTCATTTTATGACATTGGTTTTGGGATGTTGCTTGGGCCTCTTAATGAGTCCGTTAACACAATCATTAACCAGTTGACGGATGCAGGGACTCTGAATAACCTCCAGAGTGGTTTTATAGGGAAGGGCCTTCGACTCCGTATGGGCGATCATCGCTTTATGCCGGGTGAATGGAAGGCTGTCAATGCAGTAGGGGATGATCTCAAGAAGCAGATTTTCCCGCTTCCAACTAAAGAACCTAGCCCTGTTCTATTCCAGTTGATGGGCCAATTGGTCACATCGGCTAAGGAACTGGCTTCGGTCGCTGAAATCTTCACCGGGAAGATGCCCGGTCAAAACACTCCCGCTACTACCACGATGGCTACCGTGGAACAGGGGATGAAGGTTTTCACGGCCATCTATAAGCGTATCTACCGTGCTCTGAGTGAAGAGTTCTGTAAGCTGTTCAAGTTGAACGCTACATATCTCAACCCCCAGACGTATGCGGCAGTTATTAACGAACCGGTTGGTCCAGATGACTTTGATGAAACAACGTACCGGGTTATCCCGGCAGCGGACCCGAATGCCACTAGTGCCCAGGAGAAATTGCAGAAAGCAGAAGGACTTCTCCAGTTGCTTCCAATTGGCGTGCTTGATCCGGTACAGGTCATCACACGAGTACTCAAGGCTCAGGAACAGCCGAATTATGAGCAGCTATTTAACCAAGCTGTACAGCAAACGGGCCAGATGCCGCCGCCACCTCCTGATCCAAAGGTGCAAGAACTTCAGATGAAGTCTCAAGCACAACAGCAGGAAATGCAGTTGAAGACGGCACAGCAGCAACAGCAGATGGAGCTAGAGTCTCGTAGTAAGCAGCAACAAATGGCGATGGAAGCGCAAGAGCATCAACAGAAGATGCAGATGCAAGCCCAGGAAGCTCAAATGGATGCCCAAGTACAGGCCCATGCAGCTAACGCCCAGATTGCGGCTGAACAGATGCAGATGCAACATCAACACCAAATGAACCAACAAGAGTTGCAAATGACGCAAGAGAGTCACAAGGCGTCACTACAACAGGGTCAAGAAGCCCATAAGGCCAAGGTCCAACAGACTAAGGAGAGCCAAAAATTACAAGCCCAACACAAATCTTCTCAGACTGGCGCAAGGAAGAAGTAACCGTCGCAGTCTTTGAATACCTAAAACAACTACGTAGTAATATTCTACAAGACTTAGAATTTAACGCTGGCAAAGATGCCCTACAAGATCGATACAATACAGGTCTCCTTGCCGGTATTAATGAAGTGCTCAATATGAGAGCAGACGACATTATAGACGAGGGAGACCTAAATGACAACTAAAGCCGTCATTCACCGATTGGTAGTTAAACCTGTAAAGCTTGAAGAGTATGACGATGTTGCAGCGAAGCTACATGAACTTGGTTGGGAACGTGCCGTTACTGAAGAAAGCAAGTATCAGCACACCCAGATTGACCAAGGTACGGTAATCGATATCGGACCTACAGCTTTCCTGGATTATGTAAAGAAGCATAACCTGGATATCCCTGTAAAGGTTGGCGATATGGTTACATATGCTCGCCACAGTGGCAAGTTTGTAAAAGACCCCTTCAACCAGGACGTTGAAGAACTTGTTGTTATCAATGATGACGACGTGATTGCGATTCACACACAGGAGTAAGCAGAGATGGCTGACACAAATAACGCACAAAACGAACAAGGAACACAGGTTCCTGGTGAAGCACTAAGTCCCGTCCAACAAGAAGCGTTGGAGCAAGGGTGGGTCCCGAAGGACCAATTTGATGGTGATCCCGAGAAGTTCGTAGATGCGGGTGAATTCCTCCGTCGTGGAGAACTCTTCCGGAAGATTGAGTCACAATCGAAGGAAATGAAGGAACTGCGCAAGGCTCTTAATGAACTTGCCAAACACAACGCCAATGTTCGCAAAGTTGAATATGAGCGTGCTGTCCAATCACTGAAGGCTGAGAAGAAGCAAGCACTCGCAGAAGGCGATGCAGACAAAGTTGTAGAGATTGATGATCGTATCGATCTCGTGAAAGATCAACAAAAGCAACTTCAATCTCAGGTTATTCAGGAGTCGATTCCTCAAGAAGTCCATCCGGAACTGAAGAACTGGATGAACAAGAACCCCTGGTACGAAAGCAATCGTTCCATGCGTGGTTGGGCTGATGCCCGTGGCATTGAACTCGCAGAAGCGGGCAAGTCACCGACTGAGGTTCTCAAAGCTCTTGAAGCTGAAGTGAAGGACCGGTTTAAGGAAAAGTTCCACAATCCTAATCGCGACAAAGCTGGTGCAGTTGAGGGGAATCTTCCCCGTGGCCGTACCAAGGAAGCGGATTATGAATTGTCGGATGTCGAGAAGACAGTGATGAAAACCCTTGTTGATGGTGGTCATATTACCAAGGATGAGTATATCAAACAACTCAAGGCCGTTAAGGGCCAAGGCTAAAATTCCAAGAGGATCAAATCATGAATCGTAGAACTTCCAATTCCGATACCCAAGAACAAGCTGTTGGGGCAACAAGTGTCCGCCCGAAACGTGTGCCTGTAGGGACGCGTCCGCGTTTGCATGTGTCTGGTAAGAACCCGAATTTTGAATATCGCTGGGTTAATGACACTCCGAACAACATCAATCTAATGCAACAATATGGCTGGCAACTCTGTACCAACGATGAAGTAGATGTTGGTAACTTCCGTACCGAACAAGCGTCTGGTGAAGGTTCACTAGCTTGCACGGTAGTGGATGGTGGCAATGGTATGAAAGCGTATGTGATGAAGATTTCCAAGGAAGAGTACAAGGAAATCCAAGATGCATTCGCCGAGATTACCGACGCAAGTGAAGAGACGCTGCGGCCAAATTATAACGATGGTGAATATGGAAAAATTTCTATTGATCGATCTGGTCGTCGATAAGTTCCGTGTTAGCCATCTATTATCTTAATCCAATATGGAGATTTTAAATGGCTAACGTAAGTCGTATTAATGGCTTCCGCCCGGTTAAACATATTGATGGTTCTCCTTGGAACGGCCAAGTGAACCGGTATGTTACCAACCCGTCGGACGCAACGCCTATTTTTCAAGGCGATTTGGTAGCTCTGGCAGCCTTTACGGATTCCCCCGGTTCGACTCCCTACCAAGGGACCGTCGGTGGTACGCAAGGTGTTACTAAAGCAACTCTCGGCGCTGCTCAACCTGCCGTTGGTGTTGCTGTCGGTTTCATGATTAATCCCCTTAACCTGAATAGCCCGCAATATCGTCCTGCTTCGACCCAGTTGTATGTTTTGGTCGCTGACGAACCGACGGTAGTGTTTGCAGTTCAAGGTCCTAACTCGGCTAACCCGACTGACCTGAACCAAAACGCGACGGTGACGGACAATGGTGGTTCGACTGTTACTGGCCAATCTGGTCAATATGTCAGTGCTTATCTGGGCACGGCGGCAGGACAGGTAAAAGTACTTGGCGCAGTCCAAGCGGCTGACAATGACATTACCTCGGCTAACTACAAGATTTTGGTGATGATTAACAATCACCAATATTCTGGTGGCGCTGTTGGCGTCTAATAAGGGAGAATAAAACATGGCTGGTATTATCAATAGTTCAAGCTTTGCCAAGGCCCTCTGGCCCGGCGTAAATGCTTGGTACGGTAAGGCATATGATGAGTATCCCGTTGAATGGGACAAACTCTTCGACAAAAACACTTCGCGTAAGCAGTACGAAGAAGACGTTGGTATTTCGTCCTTCGGTCTTGCTTCGGTGAAGCCTGAAGGTAGCCCGATCACGTATGATTCGGAACAGCAAACCTTCACCACTCGTTATACCCACATCGTCTATGCTCTTGGGTTTATCATCACCCGAGAAATCATGGAAGATGACCAGTATGACGTAGTTGGTCAGCGTAAGGCTCAAGGTCTCGCGTTCTCGATCCGTCAAACGAAGGAAGTTATCGGTGCCAACGTTTACAATCGTGCTTTCAATAGCTCGTATGTTGGTGGTGATGGCGTGTCGCTGATTAACTCGGCACACCCGTTGTTTGCTGGTGGTACGTTCTCGAACCAAATCTCGACGGCTGCGGACTTGTCTGAAGCTGCTCTTGAGCAGGCTTGCATCGATATTGCTAACTTCACGAACGATCGTGGTCTGCGTATCGCTGTCCGTCCTGATTCGCTTATTCTTCCGATTCAACTCGAATTTGAAGCTGAGCGTATCCTGAAGACGGAACGCCGGGTTGGTTCGAACCTGAACGACGTGAATGCTCTCAAGCAAACGGGTCGCTTCCCGAAGGGTATCATCCTTAACCATTACTTCACGAACCCGCTCGCATGGTTCATCCGCACGGACGTGAAAGATGGTATGAAGTTCTTCGAGCGTCGTGGTGACGAGTTTGAAATGGACAACGATTTCGATACTGAAAACGCCCGTTTCAAGGCAACCTCGCGTTACTCGTTCGGCTGGACTGATCCCCGTACTCTGTACGGCAGCGCTGGCGTCTAATGAACCGGAGGGCTTCGGCCCTCCTTCTTTTGGAGATTTAAATGGGTATTAAAAGTGTTGCGGACCTTGTTCCGCTGAATCCCGCACAGATCACCCCAATCACGCCAGAACGTAAGTCTCGTCTTGTTGTTCCATTCCAGGTTCTTCGCTCGAATACGACTGCTACTAAAGTAGCGGTACTTCCTGCTGATGCAACGATTACTGGTTTTCAGTGGTTCGTTCAGACTCCTTCGAATGCAACGACGACTGCGATTGTTACGTTGACGGGTCAAGGTGTTGGTCCCTCGGGACAGACTTTTGCGTTTGGTTCACAAAGCGTGCTGACTGCGGGTAGTGGTTGGATGAATGCTACGGCTAACATCCTGACTGGTGTGTTCAATCTGGAACGTGCTCCGGCTACGCAAACCAGTGGCGATATTATCATCTATGCAACGTATTCGGAAACGGGTAATGCATCGACGGCTGGTGGTCCTTTCTACTTCCTTATTGATTACGTGAGGTAATGTGATGCGGCGAATTACTCAAACTGTAACAGGTGTAGGTTCTTCGCCCGTCATTCCTATGGATTCACGGGCGCAAGTGTTTAACGTTGGTTTTGGTTGTGAAGTGAATGGTACGGCAACGTACACAGTGCAACATACGTTTGATGATATCTACAATCCAGCGATTACGCCTGTGTGGTTTCCTCACCAGTATGTAGCTGCTCAAACGACTAATCAAAATGGTAACTATGCGTTTCCGATCTCTGCTATGCAGTTGGTAATCACTGCTGGTACAGGCTCGGTCACGATCAATATTCTTCAAACGGCAGGACAGGGTTAATCTATGGCAACTAATCTCAAGTATAGTGCTGTCCTTAAAAATGCTCAGCTAAATGCGATCTCCACCACGGTGGGGACTTCGGCGTTGCTGAACATCTATAGTGGTACTCAACCGGCTAACCCGGATACTGCTGTTACTTCCCAGGTTCTACTCGCTACACTCGCATGTAGCGCCACGTTTGCTGGCTCTGCCTCTGGTGGTGTACTCACTGTGAATGCTGTTTCCAATGGTACAGGCACCGCTGGTGCTGGTGCTGGCACGACCGCAACTTGGTTCCGCGTTACGACTTCTGGTGGTACTGCTCACATGGATGGGTCTGTTGGCACATCTGGTGCTGACTTGAACCTCACTGGTTCTGCATCTATTGCTACTGGTCAAACTGTTAGCGTCACAAGCTGGACAATCTCTAGCGGGAACTAATCATGACCGTCGTCGTCCTGACTTCGGGAACCTCATGGACAGTACCAACTGGCGTTACCACACTAACACTCGTCGAAGTATGGGGTGCTGGTGGTGGTGGCGCTTCTGCTAACTATACAGCAACAGGATCATGTGGTGGTGGTGGAGGTGCTTATTCTTCAGTAGCCAACGTTTCAGTTACACCAGGACAAGTTATCACTATTAACATTGGTGCTGGTGGTACTGGAGAAACAGGTTCTAAAGCTGCCATCTCGGGTGGAAGTTCCTGGTTTAACGGTACTTCTGTCACTGCCGCTACTTGTTCAGCATACGGTGGTTCGGCTCCGGCTCAGAACGGTACTACAGGAGGTGCTGGTGGTGTAGCAACTGGTGTAGGAACTACCAGTTATGCCGGTGGAGCAGGTGGTAGTGCTGGTATCTCTAATGCAGGTGCAGGCGGGGGTGGAGCAGGTACTGCGACCGCAGCGGGTGGAGCAGGGGCAGCCGGTACATCAGGTTCAGGAAAAGTTGGTGGTGTTGGTGGTTCAAGTGCTGGTGCAGGGGGTGCTGGAGGGACAAGTACTAGCACAACTGGTGGTACAGGAACTGCTAATACAAATGGGGGAGGTGGTGCAGGCGGGGGCTACTCAACCAATGGTAATGGTGGTGCTGGTGGACTTCCAGGAGGCGGAGGTGGTGGTGGTGGATCATATGCCAACTCGACCCTGGGTGGTGCTGGTGCGGGCGGTCAGATTCAGATTACCTATTCTACTGGGTCTTCTCCTGCTACTGGTACTATTGCATCTACTCAGAATGCTCAGACTGACGTTCTCTTTGGTTCAGCAGTAATTAGTGGTCCAATTGCTTCAACTCAAGACCCCAATACTGATGCAATTACTGGAGCAGTCACAAACGGTGGAGCGGGTACGATAGCTGATGTACAGAATCCACAAGTCAACACAATGGCTGGTGCTGTTTCTCTGTCAGGAACCATTGCTTCAACGCAGATTCAAACTGACTTGATTGTGGGACTGTTAGGAGATATGGGTACTATTGTTAGTACTCAGAACAACCAAGTTAGTACAACCACTGCGTCAGTTGTTGTATCTGGAACCATCAGTGATGCTCAAAACAATCAAACTGATTCGTTCGCTGGTCGAGTTGTGGTCTCTGGACCAATCGCTAATACTCAGAACGCACAGACAGATGCTCTAGCTGGAATGGTGACGTCTGCTGGTAGTGGCTTCTTAGCTGACTCACAGCAACCTAATACTACGGCTGTGGCTGGAGCAATTAAGGTTTCGGGTTCTATTACGTCGGCTCAGAATAACCAATCGATGATTGCAGTGGAACAACCTTCTGGCGAATCAACTATATCTCTTGGTCCGAATGTGACCTACTGGCAGGATGTTAATGAAGCTGACGCTATCACGAGTTGGCACTCTATTACAAAAGGCTAATAAATGGCAACAAACCAAAATGTAACGCAATTAACACAACAAGTTGGTAGTGCCAACACTAGCTCCCTTTTCTATGCGGCTGTTGGCTCCAACGACACAGGACTCCCACTTTCTGTATTTGTGAACAACCTTGGACTGACTGGGGTGCCAACTGCACCTACCGCAGCCGTCAATACAAACACGATTCAGATCGCTAGTTGTGCTTTTGTGATTAATCAGGGGTATTTGACTACCTCTAGCGCAGCTTCGACCTATGCTCCAAAAGCAAATCCGACCTTTACTGGTACTATTGGTGGTGCATCTGCCTCTATAAGTCTTGGTGGAATGGCTTCCTTTTCTTCGATTCAAAGTACTCCGATTGGTACAACGTCGTCGGCTGCTGGATCATTTACTACTCTAAGTACTACCGGTATCTATACCTCGAATAACGCGACACAATCTACTAACAGTACTACTGGTGCTATTACGACTTTAGGTGGTATTGGAGTAACTGGTAATGCAAATATTGGTGGTGCTGTAGGTGTTGGTTCAACCCTACAAGTTGGTGGTTTAGCTACTCTGGCTGGAGGCATTCAGGGTGTTACAAATGGTAGCAACGCCGCTGCTGGTAATGTGGGCGAGTATCAATCAGTTACTGTTAGTACTGCGGTATCTTTAACAACGACTACTTATATAAACATTGCCTCACTCAGTCTTACGGCTGGTGATTGGGATGTGCAGGGAGTTGTCGATTACTTGCCAGCAGCTTCCACAGTAATAGGTGAACAAGTAGCAAGTATTTCAACTGCTTCTGCGACTACTGGTGGTCTTGGATTCACTGCTGCCATTGCTGGAGCGGTTGTAACTGGAACGGGGCATGTTATACCAACACCAGTATCTAGGCTAAGCCTTACAACTACCACAACTGTTTATCTTGTGGGTTGGGCCTCTTTTAATACTAGTACCTGTACGGCTCAGGGCTTTCTTTCCGCACGTCGTATACGTTAAGGAAATAGCATAATGTCTACCTTTACTTCAGGTTCAGCAACAGTTATTCATGCAACCTTCCAAGGCTTAGCAACTCCTGGCGGGATTAGTATTCCCGGTCTCCTTGTTGGGGATGTGGTGGTGTCAATAATCCCCTCTCCATTCCAACCAGGATTTGAACAGATTGTGTCAGTAGCAGACCAACTCCAACAAATTACAACTGAGAATTGGAGTACTATGAATTTTGTAGTTTACTTGATTCGTGGTGCTTAATTATGCCGGGTAATTACTTTAAATCTGGTGAGTGGAACGTCTACTGCATGGTCTGTAACCGGAAGATCAAATCTGGCCTCATGATGAAGCGCTGGGATGGTCTTCTGGTTTGTCCAGATGACTATGAGAATCGTCATCCAATGGACTTTCTCCGCTCACGACAAGAGCGAATTTCTGTACCGTTTTCTAGCGATACAAGTTTTAACCAATTTACGGATGTGACATATCCAACCTATCCATACTGTAATGCAGAAGGTTCCAGTGGTGTTCCTGCATTAGCCATTGCTGGCTGTATGAGACCTGGAGTTGGCTTCCCGAATGGACTCCCAGTCACACCTGTCGAAATACCCGACGAGCCACCGGTTACGTACTTTGAACTTATGTCTGGTGGAAACCTAAACAAAATGGATGGTACTCAACTGGTCTATGTAAGCACATGATTGAAATTCACGAACGGGTGGCTGCCCTGGAACAAGCCCGAAAGACTGACAAAGAAACGATTGATAAAATTCTCCTGCATGTGAAGTCCATTGATGAGAACTTGAACCGATACAAGGGATTTCTTGGAGCAGTT